CGTTTAACTACTTCTAGAGTTCGATGGATTTTAGGAATGAAAGTTAATAGTGTCGGTGCAATTGTCAATTCAATACCTTTAGATGATAATGATATAATTAGAAGAGATGAACTATTAACTGATGGTAATCATCACTTTAGAAATCATTTCAAGTGGGGATTAGAGAGACTTCTGTCATTAGGTTATGAAGTGCCAGCAAAAGAACTATTAATCTAACCACAACCTTTTTATACTCTGTTTTTATATAATCTTAACAATGGCAATACTTGAAAATATGATCAAAAATGCACAACCTGATCAAATAACTGCTTTGGAGAATTTTATTGAAGATAATCCATGTTTTAATGATCTTCTTCCAATTATTAAATTACATCAAAAATTACCAGATATAACCCAAATCCTTAGAAAACACTCTGTATATGTGAAAAGAGACAAAGGAAATACGTGGGGATATAGACACGTTAAAGTAAAAGGACTTGATCACAGATTAAATGAAATAACGGGAACTTTAATTTTCGTTCATAATAAACCATACGACAGAATTGAAGTTAGAGAAATACCAGAAGAATAACCACAACCTTTTTATACTCTATTTTTTATAATATCTTGATTATAATGTTAGAATGGACACTATGGGTAAATATTAGCATTGCAGGTCTAGCATTTTGTACACTAATATTAACGGTAACTGTTTTAAAATTATGGGAAGATTATACTAAAAGAATAATGGAAGTGACAAATTGAGTACATGGGAAAGTCAAAGAAGAGTATGGAAAGCATTCGACTTTGCATTAGAAAAACATATAAATCAAAAAGATGATAATGAAGAATCATATTTCCATGCACACTGTATGCACGTTGCTGATATCCTTAGAGGATTTATGAGAGAACGTGACGATAATCTACTTTGTGCCGGATACTTACACGATACAATCGAGGACACAGACACAACTTACGAGGAACTTGTCACACAATTCAATAAAGATATTGCCGACTTAGTAATGGAAGTCACTCATGAGGGAAAGAAAGACAACTATGGTTATTATTTTCCACGACTGAAAACAAAACGTGGAATACTCCTAAAATATGCTGATAGAATGTCTAATCTTTCAAGGATGGAAGCATGGAACCCTAGCAGACAAGAACAATATATCAGACGTTCTCGATTCTGGAAATACAAAGCTCCAAACCTTATTGATGCAACACTTAACCCTGAAGGTATAGCTGAAGTTATAACTGAATCAATTGTAAATCTAAAAGTTGATACGTCAGCACTTCCAACAGATTTACGAATGAGACTCAAAAGCGAAATAGTTAATTACTTGTACACCACTAAGCACATAGACAGGTACAGAACACAAGCGTACTTGGTTAAATTAATTGAGAGGTTGATAAAATGATGATAGACGAACACCGACTACTTTATCTTTGTGAAAGATGTGGTGGCGAATGTAATAAACCATGTGAAGCCTTCAAAAAACTTGATGAATTATTAACATCAACAGAAAATAGGAAAACAGCCATTGAAGAAGCTATAACAAAATTTAAATATGATCCATATTTCCTAATAGAATCAATGACTCGATTAGAAGGTAGAAAACAATCATACGATAACTTATTAAAAATCTTATTGGAGATCGAATAAATGAAACATGATATGTTGCCCGAAACGGCACAAAAATACGTAGTCAAAAGATTAACAGACTTGTTATCTACAACAACTTTAGAATTTGAGGTAGAACCCGCAGGTTCAATTGTACTTGGAACATACGTGGGTGAACCCGATATAGATGTTTTCATCAAAACTAAAGCTAAAAATATTGAAGGAATATTTGAATTGGTAAAAACAGCTTACGATGGATATATAAAAATCGGTGCATTAAAAATCTTCGCAACAAGCGTTGACAACTATGATGTAGATATAGTAATTGTTGATGGTGATGATCCAAAGACACAAACACTATTACACACTTCATATTTCAAGGACAAACTTACAGATATTCAGAAAACGGTAATAAAGAGATTAAAAAAACGCTTTAAAAGTGCAAATTGTTATGGTGCAGAAACAGGTGGAATTACGGGAATTGCAATTACAACAATAGTGTCACAATATACTAGCACAACTACCATATCAGAGTTAGAAAACTGTGTTTACAGACATTTAAGAGGTGCGGAATTCGTAGAAGATCCAACATTAAAAGATCGTAACTTACTAGCGTCAATATTGCCTTTCAGATGGATACAGGTGAGAAATCCAAACACAGTAGGTATGGTAAGTTTCTTAGCAAATCACAACAGAGTTATATCTATTCCATACGATAAATCATACGGGAAAGATCGCCAATTTCAGAGAGTATATAAAGCTGTAAACAAATCGTTCAATCAAATAAAACAAGATTACAGATGGTGGAATCCTAATATTAGATATGATATATATTTCGAAGGTGAAAAAATATACATTGGATATCAAATTGTACCCCATTTAGTATTAAAACCATTTTGGGAGACAATACCAGTAGATATACTTTCACAGAAAAATAAAGATATCATAATGTCTGTTGAAGGTGCTAATATAACCGGAAACGGACATTACATAAATTACCCACGATATCCACAACACCCTAGAGTTGAAGAAGCATTCGAGCATCATTTGATACATGAAATAGAATCTCACTGTAATGCAAGAATTGTAAAATAACAATCTTTTTATACTACTTCCCTTTTTTATAATATGATCATTATGTTTAATAAAGATGATTCACCTTTCAGTACGCAAGACATCGCCAATTTTGTATCAATGATGGGAATGATGAAAAAGATAACTCCAATAGCTAAAGAACTTGTGAATGAAATGATACCCGAAATTTTAAGTATCATTGAAGATACAGTCGTACCTATATGTGAATTTAATGCTAAATACAGCAGAACTATGCTTGACAAACTTTTAGAGCAAGAATTTACAAGGTCAGAAGCCATTGCAATAATGACTAAAAGACAGGATAGATCAGTTCCGCAAGTTGGAATTACACCTAAAAGCGGGTTCTTCGACAAGTTCTTCAATAGGAGTAATAAATAGGGGAAAAACATGTTTGTATTAGAGACAGCAATCCTTATTTTTATTTTTCTAGTCTTATCAGCAAAGTGGAACAAGTTGCTTCCGATTCCATTAATACTAACAGTTCTAGCTATGGGCTTTATGGTTGTTGAAATATACACTTATCAAGAAACAACAAGAGTTATACCTACATCTGGAATTGTAGCATTTAGCAATAATGAAAGTATAGCATTTACATTTTATCAAGATATTACAAGAACAAAAGTATTTGAACATGGTTATTGGGGAATGATAGAAGTTGGCGGAACCAGTCACATATCTGTATATTTAGCAAATGAAGGATCAGTTCCTTTTTGGGGTTATACGTCAGGAATTGATTGGAACCCTATACATGCCGGAAATTATATTCAAATTACGTCAGACTTTGGAGATGAACCAATATATCCACAAAGAATACGCAAAGTTACATTCCAATTAGACGTTTCCTCTAGTGTGGCAAACTCACAACCGTTGATAGAGGACTTTGGTTTTGATATATTTTTCAACGCTAGAGACGAACCAATAGAATACTTTGAGTTAACAATTGATGTAGTTGGCGAAGGAACCGTAGATGTACAGGTTAATCCGTAACATTTATATAACACTTGCCCTCTTTTTATTACTACTAATGATAATTCCCGTATTAATAATAATTGGAATATTCATACTCCTACTCTATTTGGGGAAGATAGTTTATGACGCAACTTTGACCATTGCAACCGATAAGAACCTGTACGCCAGAGGCGAAGATACAGATATTACAGGTCATTTAGAAACGACTGGCGGAGTCCCGCTAGTTGGTAAGGCGGTATCAATCGTCGTTAATCCGCCCGTTGGAGATGCTTATGTTTTACCTATAGCAATCACCGATGCAAGTGGAAATTTTCAAGTAAGTCCGGCATGGGTCGTACCGTCCGGTGCTGAACTAGGTGTCTATACTCTATCGGCTGCAAGCGAAGGTCAAACTGCTAATGCAACCTTTACACCCATTTAGAGTAGGAATTTGAGTATAGATACCTTTATATAAGAGTCTTATAATATAGGTTAACGATCAGTATGGAAATAGTATTGCCTGAATTTGGCAAAAAAAGATCATCACTTGAAATAAGTGCACAAATTTTAGAAAGTTGTATTAAACCCAACATTCCAACAAGAATTATGTATGCTAACAATCTTTCATGGGTATTGTCTAAAAGACATCTAAAGGAATTGTCTGATAAGGGTTACTTACAAATATTGAAAATCCCAGACAACAGAATTAAAGAAGCCTATATGACAAGTGATAAAGGTAAAGACTTAATACGAAAACTTAGAGATTTAGATGTAGATTTATAATGATACGCAGAAATAAACATCAAAGATATCTTGACGCTTTAATAGGTTGTAGAAGAATTGTCTCGATAACACAATTTATGAATGTCGCTAATGTAGACTCTAAAAATTCAGACATTTTACTAAAAAGAGCGATAAGTAAAGGACATATTCAATTATATACTGCGAAATCCCAAAAAACTCCCGGTGGCGGAGCCAACTCATACAAATATAGACCTATGAGAAACTGGTACAAAACTACACAATTAGGAGAAGAATATATCATAAAAGCAAAAGAATTACATGATACTTTCAATGATCTTAATCTTGCACCAACATTAGGTTGGAACTTTATCAATAACAAAGTATTTGGACATCGATTACTTAGACCAGCCAGAAGAAAAAAATGGGTATTAGATGAAGATTCTCTCCCGAAAGAAATAATAGACGTACCATCTAATCAAATAGTAATAAAAAATGTAACAAGAAAAGATCAAGTTTTATCTAAAGCACAAGTTCCTATATTGGCTGACACAACAGGTTATCTGTGGGAAAAAGAACAACCTAAACATAACGAATACCAACCTTGGAAAAGAATGTACGAAAATAAGAACAACAAGGCCGAGTAGCACACTGGAGATGCACCACGCTTCTAACGTGGACTAAGAGGGTTCGATTCCCTTCTCGGCTACCATAACCTTTTTATAATACATTTCTATAATATTTTATTGTGAGTGTTAGACATGGGTATAGAAGATAACATTAAGAACATTAAACCGCCCAGACTAACTTATTGTCCTTACATTAAAGGGCATAAGGATTTTGGCAATACGCAATGTTCTGAACAGATTACTAGAATGTTTTTTCAAAGACTATGTAATACAGGTGCTTATGAACAATGTAAAATCTGTGCTAAGAAGCATAACGAGTTGAAAAATCCTATCGCATGGCTACAAAAAGAAGCAGTAGATAAAGAAAATAAAAGAAATCCAAAAGAAAAGGGTAGTAATGATTTATGAGAAAACCAAATATCGGGCTAATCAAAGAAGATGAACTTTTACTCTTTTCTGCGTATTACGCATATACGTCAGGTCGAGTGAACTTAGACAGTAGAATTGGAGAAATGGAAAAATTTCACGATGCAGTTTTTAAACTTGAAGATGAAGGTAAAAGTGCTATAGATGTACCTAGACCTGACAGATTAGATAGAGTAACACAAGTATACTTTTTCAGAAAAATTCCTAAACATCTTGGATCATACGTCATATTTGCAGGTTTAGAGCAAGTCATGGGTTGGATTCATACATTACAAGATAAAGCAGGATTGACAAAAGATACTTTAGAATTCTTACAATCTACTACAAATAATGACTTGGATGGTGCATTTTTAGATTATCTTCTATTATTCTCAAATCAAAGTGAATCGGATCACAGACCACAGCCCGACTTTAACATCTGGGCAGTACCCGAAGGAACACCAGTTTTCCCAAATGAACCCTGTCTCATGATAGAAGGCGATCCAATAGATATTCAAATAATCGAGGATATGCTTCTAGCCTGTTTAAACCATCAATCATTGATTGCTACCAAAACATCCCGAATGAAATATCAGGTTGGTAAAAAGTCATTAGTAGACTTTGGTACTCGAAGGGCACACGGGTGGCTTGCGGCTTTACATGGAGCTAGAGCGAGCTATATTGGCGGAACTGACGGAACATCACTTGTCCTTGCAGGATACAAATTTGGAATACCCTTCGTTGGTACGATGCCTCACGCTTACATCCAACTTAGACAAAAACCAGATATGACTTTCAATGACAGTGAAATTCAAGCCTTTGCCGAATACGCACAAACCTTCCCGCATAACAGTTTAGTATTAGTTGATACTTACAATTCAATTAATGGAATTATGAATTCAATTGAAATTGGAAAAAGATTAAAAAAACAAGGACACGAATTAAAAGGTATTAGACTCGATTCGGGAAATATGCTAGAACTTAGTAAAACTGCAAGGACAATGTTAGATAATGCAGGTATGCACAGTTCAAAAATATATGTCAGTGATTCTTTAGACGAATTCTTAATACGGGATTTGTTATCCAGTGGAGCACCCGTTGATGGATTTGGTGTAGGTACACGACTTCAAACAGGAGCAAACTTCAATCCTTGGACAGAGAAGGGAGGAGCATCAGCACTTGGAGGAGTGTTAAAACTCGTTGCAATTGGAGATAAACCTTCAATGAAATTTACAGATAACCCTGAAAAGAGAACTTTGCCGGGAAAACAGCAAATTTGGAGAATCTACGACAAGAGAAGTATGTACCAAGAGGATTACATTTCTACTTGGCAAGAAACTCTATCAGAGGCTAAACCTTTACTGATTCCAATCATGCTACAAGGAAAATTAGTTTACGATTTCCCAACAACAAAAGAAATACGCACATATTCAATGAATGAATTAAAAAGAGTCAAGGCGGGATTTAAACGATTACCCACAAATACGACAGTTGGTACGGGAACTTTGAAATATCCAGTACATCTAAGTCCAGAATTACAACAATTAAAAGCTATGTTAGAAATTAAATACGATATGGAATTTGCAAAACCTAGAGAACAACCACTTACAGATGCAGAAATCAATGAACAGGTTGAAAAATATATGAGTATAAACCCAGATACCGAAGCACAATTAAAGTGGGAAATAAAACACAAGTGGGCGAATTACAAATGATTTGGAAATGCCCTATGTGTGAATACGAAGCAGAATCGTTTTATTATTCAACTGGAAACTTAGCTAGAATTGAAGTATTAGAAGATGCGTTAAATCATCTTGCAGAACATATTATGAAACAAATAAGGAAACATGGTTAAAATGAAAACTAGATTTAATAAACTTGAAGTAAATCTTATTGACGCAGACGATGTAATAATAGCAAGAATGGTTACAACCGATGTGGGACAAAAAAGATTAACAATTCTATTCAATGATTTGGCTAGACAAATTGTTGATGCATCTGATAAAGAATGGAAAAAGGTGTAAAAAATGAAGTGTGAAATAAAGCCAGAATTAGAATGCATTAATAACAAAGATTGTGTTAATTGCAAAACTTACGCTCAATCATGGATAGAAATGTTAAAAAATTGGAACTATAATAAGTGATTAAAATGAGTGGAATATCTATATTATATGTCGTTAAATGGCAATTTGATTATGAGGACTCTACTATCATATATGCAGGATTTAATGTAAAAAATGCACAAGAATACGCTGAAAAACGTGTTCCTAGAGATTACATAAATTGTATAATTCATGAATTACATGCAAAATTAAATGTTGGATGGGTTGAAAATAATCCAAGTTATGTTTGGAACTATAACAATTTTAATAAAAAGTGGGAAAGGAGAACACACTAATGGCTGAAAAAGATATAACAAGATGGGGAAATCCCGCAAAACATGCGTCTGATGATGGAAAGGCATATCAAGACGTATTTAAAGACATGACCGAATGGTTAGAAAAATTCCAATGTCCAGATTCATTTATTCGAAATACTGCAACCAGTATGACGAATAATGTCTTTGACATCTTGGAAAAACATGAAATATGGAAGTATGACACATGAAATCAAATAATAATATTGTAAAACTGATCATAATTTTAATTGGTGTAATTCTTTTCTGTGGCTACATGTTAGATGTACCTGCATCCGAACCAAATGTATATATTCCGGCACAACCAACCGAAACACAAGCACTTATAGAAATTCTTGAATCACTTAGTACATTAATATACGGCAGTATCGCAGCATCCCTGATCGCAGCGTTGGCAGCAATCGTGTGTTTAATGCAAGTAAACCTGATAGCGTCTCGATAACGAAATCTTTATATATAACCTATATTACATTATGTATGGGCATAGAGAGTTCCTCTAAAAAAATATATGAAAAAAAAATATACTCTCCGCTCCTTAAAATTGACATAGGAAGTTCCTCTACAAAACTTGTCTGTATAACAAAAATTACTTCCCGTCACCAAAACCTTTTTATATAAGTTCTACATACAATGTTCTTGACATAAAGAGTTCCTCTAAAACCAAGCCTCTCAGCATGCCTTCGGGTTGTGCAGAGGCTCCTTAAAAATACTCTTCGTCATTATTTTAAGAAATTACCGAAACGTTTTTATATAAGTTACCTACAATATATTCTGATACAGATGAGATCAACAATTAGATTATTTAGAGCAGTTCCTATAATGACAAAAGGAACAGCAAAAAAAGAACAACCCATGAATGTGCTATTAAGAACAATGGCAAAAGGGTATTTATTCGCACCAGAAGTAGTTGCGTCTTATAATGATTTAGACAGATTAGCAAACATGGTCGAAAATGAAGTCGGATTAGATCCAATTGAATTAAATGCTTCATTTCACAAATCTTGGGCTAAAGTTACAAACGCATCTATGAGACAGTTAGTGTTAGAACAACTTGTTCATTATATGACTACTTACGGATATGCAAGTATAGGAATTTACAGCGACGCTACCGTATTTATTCCTAGAGAAAAATTATTAATTCCAGCGATAGACCTTGACGGATTCACATTTACGATTATCAAGGGATATACGTCAGAAGAATTAAAAGAAAAGTTGCTAAAACTCCTAGAAAGTGGAATCGCACTAAAAGAAGAAACTGCAAGAGACGTAATGGAAGTTGCGACTTATGTAGGAATCGATGAAAAGGATATGGATAGAGTCAAAAACAAAGAAGTCCGAATTATGATGTTCGACTACTTAGGGCTAGTTCCAAGAAATCCAACCGAATTCCTGAGATATTGCGTTTACAAGGCAACTGAAAGTACACTGTTAATCAAGAATATGGGTACATTCACGAAAATCCAAGAAAGAGACAACTATGACGTTGCGGGTAAATTCGCAATGTATGACAAAGTTGTTGGATTCGAAAAATTAGCTGAAATCTTCTACAGATACAAACCGCTATTCTTGGCATTTAGAACAAATGACCAAATGAGACGATACACTAACCAAATCAGAAAATTAGCAAAAACACATCACAAGCCTATGAGAAAGGACTATCTAAACGAAGTTACAGCAATGATCAAAAGCGGGACAATAAAAAACACACCACTACAAGAAGCATTATCCAGAGCGAACATATTCCGAAAAATCAGATTAGCTTACACATTGAACTTTAGATTGAAAAATCCAGTTTCAACAATATACCGAATCAGAAACGGTAAAAGCTATGTTACAGAAATGAAAGAATCTACACCAAGAGAGAAAATGTGGTATAGAGAAGTATTGAACACTGTGAAAAATGCGATAGCATCTGACCTAGCACACTTAAAGGGAAAGAGAATATACATCCCAGAACACATGAATTACGCACTTCCAGCAACAGAAAAGCAATTCGTTGGAAATCTTCCATCAGGGACAAGTATTTCAGTACCGGACAACATGGTTTTCGGTATCCATTGGGAAAATCAAGGTAGAAACGTAATTGACATAGACTTATCACTACAAAATCAAAACGTTGGAAAAATCGGTTGGGATAGTTCATATAGAACACAAAAAAGAGATATTCTGTTCTCAGGTGACTTAGTAACTGCTCCGCTACCAAACGGTGCGACAGAACTGTTTTATGTTAAGGATAGTGCAGAAGGCTTTTACCTATTAAACGCAAACTATTACAATTATGATGCAACAATACCAGTTCCGATAAAAATCATCGTTGCGAGTGATGAAGGTGGAAAGCGATTCGGTGGAAATAGTAATAGAACATTATACATGGTAGATCCAAACAAAGTCTATGGAACGGTAAACTTTGAAATCAAGGATAAACAACACATGCTAGGACTGTTAGGTATTACTCCAGAAGGAGCAAAATTCTACTTCATTGACGCATCAGCAGGTGGCGGAATTACAAGCCGAGTCAACAAGAGAACTGAACAAAGTAGAGCGTATATGTTCAACTACTACACAAACACAATAGAACTTAGAGATATATTAGGTAGAGCGGGAGCACACTTAGTATTTCTACCAGTAGAGGCTGAAATTGACCTATCTCCCGAAGCACTTGAGAAAGACACGATCATCGGATTACTTACAAACTCTGAATAGTGGCGAAAAACCACTACTTTTTTATTTAGGAAACTAGCCGAAATCTTTTTATACTACTTCACTTTTTTATAGGATGTGATGGCATGTCAGTGCTAGATTTAAAGAAATATAGATGGAACGGATGGGATAAACACAAAGCATTAATCGTTGTAGATATGCAAAATGATTTCATAACTGGAACTTTACCTGTACCTAAAGCTGAATCAATTGTACCTACAGTAATTGATTGCATTAAAGCATGTTTTATGGGTGGAGGATCATTAATTCTCACACAAGATTGGCATCCTGAAAATCATATTAGTTTCAAAGAGTGGCCTGTTCACTGTGTTCAACATACTCATGGATCAGAAATTGAACAGAGTATAAAAGATATAGTAGCAGGGTTACATGAGTACGAATTCTACGTTAGAAAAGGTACTGAAAAAGATAAAGAATGTTATTCTGGATTTTGTATGGATGAAAGTAACGTCATGGGAGTAACTTTGTTAGAATGGACTTTAGAACAACAAGATATCAGAGAAGTTGTTATCTGTGGTCTAGCAACAGATTATTGCGTTAAAGCTACCGCATTAGACGCTATTAAACATGGATATTCGGTTACAATTGTACTCGATGCAATTAGAGCAGTAAATGTAGGTCTTTTAGACGGTTCTACTGCAATTGCAGAGATGATAAGAGCAGGAGTTAATTTCGTATGACTCTCTTAGCATCCTACTTCAATACATCTATTCAAAATTTTATTGGTGAATATCTATTAGCAACAGGAAAAGCAGGTGTAGTCATAGGAATTTCAGGCGGGATAGACTCTGCTATATGTGCAAAGATATGTATGAACGCACTTGGCGATGATATGGTACATGGTTTGTGGATACCTCATTATGATGAAGTTCTCAACGAGATAGATGAAGGTTCATATCTTGGCTACGTTGAGTCGAGTACATTTTCTAAACAGGTTGCAGATTGGGTAAATTTGAAACACTATGAAAGAAGATCAATTTATTCCGCAACCAATGACATATTACACATCAATAGAAAAGATTACGAAGATGTTGAACCAGATAGTATGTCAGCAAAAATATCTAAAGGTAATATCATGGCGAGGATACGTATGATTGTCCTTTATGATTACGCATACGCAAACAATCTCTTAGTTGTTGGGACTTCAAACAAATCAGAATTAATGTTAGGATATGGAACTAAATGGGCAGACACCGTTGGAGACATTCAACCAATTGCACATCTATACAAAACACAGGTGTTCGAACTAGCGAAAGAATTAAAAGTACCACAGTGGTTGATGGAAAAAGCACCGTCAGCAGGACTTTGGGAACATCAAACAGATGAAGAAGAAATGGGAGTCACATACGAAATGGCTGATAAAATCTTAACAGATTTGCATGATTTAAATGCGTTACCTTTCTTTAAAAAGTATAGTGGTACACCTGAATGGAAATATGTAGCCATTGTAACTAATCGCCTAAAAATGAGCCGACATAAAAATAAACCTATTCCACAAGTCATTAATAGTTGGTGGGAAATCTGAGACTAGAAGTTACAAACATAAAAGAATTTACAGCATTACTAGATTGTGTCGATATTGTTGGTAATACTGATATAGTCATAGATGCTATGCCTACACATCTTTTTATCAACCAATACGCAATAGACCATACAGCTATTGTAATTGTACACCTTGCTCCGGAGTTTTTCGAGGGATTTATAGTTGAGAAAGAAGAGAGGGTATCTGTTCAGTTAGAGATGTTCCAAAAAACTATGAAGATGTTCAAGAATTTTAAAAAGATGGTCTTTGAAAGTGACCATGACAAGGCAGTTTTAAAACTAAACTCCAGAGAAGGTAGAAAGAGTAAAAGGACATCTTTAAAACTCATAGATACACCTGACTATGAAGCGGGTGTAGATATATCTGGATTAAAATTTGAAACTATAATAAAGTTAAAGGCTGACGAGTTTAAGTCTGCACTCAGCGATGCAAAAGATGTTGGAGATGATGTACTCTTAACCTACATCAACGGTAAACTTAATGCCTTCACTGAGAGTACGTTGGGTGCAAATGAGGATGAGTGGACAGTAGACGACATGGATGTTTTAATTTCAGAAAAAGCTGGAGCAAACTTCGGGATTGGAATGTTACAACCAATAGCATCAAAAGGAAATGCGTTATCCAAAAGTTTAACTTTATCTTTAGGTGATAATAAACCATTAAAATTAGTGTATAACTTTACGGGAGGAACTTTGACATATATCGTTGCACCTGTAATTAATGACGCATATACAGCACGTTGGGAGACGATGAAAAATGCCTGATTATTTCGAAAATAAGAGAGATTTTATATGGCTCATAATTTTTGCTATTGTAGGAATTTGGATAGTTGCATCATGTTGTATAGAATTGTCACATATTGATGATAGGGATATGTATTTAACCGATATAATATTAACAGGGCCTGCATATACCATATTATTGTTAGTAGCAATGACAATAACAATATTTGTAGGAATGATGTTACTAGAATGTATCGGACTGTTAACAAGCGATAAACCGTTCTGAATAGTGGCGTAAACCACCTATTTTCTAAATTTCGAAACCAATATCTTTATATATTCCTAATTTATAATATTCCATGTGATAGTATGAAGGTTTCAGCAGATGCAGTGATAATTTATAAAGGAAAATATTTATTTATTAAACGTTCACCTACAACTAGAGCTTATCCTAATATGCCTGCACTTTGCGGTGGGTTCATTGAAGATGATGAAACAATTAAAGATGGAATGATAAGAGAGATCAAAGAAGAGACAGGGCTTGATGTACTTAGTATAATGTACGTAGCTTTCTTTGATGATCTGGGTAGAGATCCGAGGTGGCGAACAATTACATTTTTATATCTAGTCCTTGCTGATCCATCAAGTGTTCCAATAGCGGGTGATGATGCTAGTGAAATTATACTTTGTGATCTCAATAATCTACCTCCAAAATTAGCGTTTGATCATGACACTTTATTTGATAGAGTAATGGATGTGATTGACAATTGAGTAGTCATAGTATAGAATTAAAAGAGGCTGTGGATGTCAAGTCTGAACAAAAGAAATCCTACGAGGGAGTTATCAATCAGCTTAAAGGAGTGTTCGTTGGTAGATTCCAGCCGATACATCTTGGACACGTTAAATTAATAACAGACATTTACGCAGATGATAAAGACATCGACAAGTTATTCATTGTTATAGGTAGCAGTAGAAAAAGTCACACTCCAATGAATCCGTTCACCGCAGGAGAAAGATACACTATGATTGATGAAGCTCTTGCACAATACGGAATACCTGACGAATGGTATGATATTATACCTATTGCTGACGCTAACGAAGGAACTATATGGAGACAAAGAGTTATCAATCACTTGCCTAAATTCCACGTAGTCTTTACTCATATTGGTGAGGGAAGTAGACTCTTCCGAGAAGAAGGCTATGAAATACGTGAACACAAAGGATATAAACGAGATATATTCTCAGGCACACTTCTTAGAGATATGATAGTGAACGATGAAAAATGGTTTAAACTTACCACAGATTCAGTAGCTTCATACATTAGAACGATTAATGGTGTAGCAAGAGTAAAAGAGTTGAGTGGAAAAATATGAAACATGGAATAGCAATTAGGGAAAGATCCAGTAAGAAACTTGTCGAGTTTATCGAATGTGGTCTTGGGCGAGAAGCCTTACAAGTTTTGTCTGGAGTTAGAATAAATCTTGGAAGCGATTTTGATGCACAAGAAGATTTCGTTGAGGAATCCGAAATCACTAAAATGAAGGTTGAAAAAATACAATGGTAGAAAAAAACATAGAGTATGAACCAGTAGGAGATATGAAAAAAGCATGGGGCTATGAGCCTACAGTTTTACTAAAAGGAGTATGGATTCCAAGAGAGGAAAGGTTACTCCTGTATCTTGAAGATGTAATAGTGAACAGTAAAGATAATTGTTGTATTGCAGGTTTCAAAGTCAATATCGAAGAAGTAGCTTGGTTACAAGAGTGGAACAAATTAGGCTTCATAACTTGTGATGCTCCTTTATCAATGGTAATGAGTACGAAACTTGTACCTGTTACATTATCAGAATACGCATGGAAATTAGCTCATAAATTTAGAATGGAAAGAGGTAAACGAAACCTACTCAAAAGGGATGGTACAATCGTTGGCGGGTAGAAATAGAAAGAAAAGAGTCAAGAGACTTGATGATAGAGAACTCATCAAACATATACATACAGTAAATGATGTTCTAATTGATGAGTTAGTAATGATGCAACGACATTTAGATGAAGGCAATCTTGATGTAGTTGAAGATCGTTTACATAGAGCTATGGAACATGTAGTACAGTTGAAAGCATACCAAATAGAAGTGTTGCACCGTAGAAAACAGGACAGAAAAGATGCACGAAAGTACCAGAAAAGATTGGCAAAGAAAATTGAAAGAGGTTACACTGTACCTGTTCAATTTTTCGGAACATGTGATAACTGTGGATTACCTAAAGCAATATGTGTGTGTGAACAAATATGAGTGGTAGAGAAATTTTGAAAGATAAAGTTTGTGTAAACTGTGTGAACTTTACTACACATGCGGGAGTAGCGATACCAAAATGTAATCTAAAATCACTTGAAAAATACGGTAACAAATATGGATATGTAAACACGTTGAAAGATTCTACATGTGAAAACTTTGCTAGACCTGTACCTAGACAAGATTTAAAGTTGGGAGACTTGATAGAATTCTGGATGGGTAAAGATAGACTTGTAGGAATTTTACAATACGTAGGAAAATGGGGTCACATATCTGCTCATCCTAGCCGAACAAGTCAGTTAAAATATAAACAAAGATATAGTTCTTCGCCTCATGCTTCGGGTATAAACAAAATCATTAAAATTACACAGAAACAATTCATTCCAGAAGAAATTATGATTGAATATTTCGGTGGAAGAATTGACAAGGATCAGAGGAAGAAAAAATGAATCCTCTAACATGGTGGCGTGAGCGAAAGCAACGCAAAGACAAAGAGACTATGAAAAAGAATTTGGAAGATGTCAATAAAATCTACAACTATATCTTAGACGAAGCAGAACTTGGCAACACACAACCCATAAAATTTTATATCATACATACTTACATGCAGATACAACATTTTTCATCTGAAATAGCTTCTGAACTTCCAAATCATTTTATTAAAAATGTGATGAAAAATTGAATATTTGTAAACCATTGCCTCAACGTGCTTATAACAAACTAAAAAAGCAAGCCGTAAAGCTAATCTGGTCACATTATTTCTTTCATCTTTTTGTATGTAGTTGGAGGCATTACGTGTGTAAATTGCCTCATATCTGGTACACACCTAGAGAATGGTTAAAGATTTATAGAAAACTTTAAATATAACGACGGTATTATACCTATCTAATGATCGAAGCAAGTATAATCCTGATAGCTTTATGTGTATTAGGTGCAATCACAGGCGTAGTTAAAAGTTGGCTTGAAAGTGGAGAGCCTTTTGATAATCGTAGATTTGCATACCTGATCCTGATCATTGAAGCACTAATCGCAGGAATTGTAGCTTCATTAACATTCGTGGGTATTACAGCAGTATTCCCTTGGACATATCTTCTAGCGTTCCTAGCGGGACTTGGAATAGATGTAACCGGATACCTGAGTGTTAAAGTTGCTAAGTACACGTTAGGTTTATGACCGATACGTTTATATATTCCGCAACCCAATTATTTTTTTAATGTCTAAGTCGAAGCGTAAGCCAAGTAGACCTGACGAAAACATGAACATGGCTGACGTTGTAGAAATTGTTTTAATAAAGGCAGATGGTGAGGTAATTACCAACGAACCAAGAAAAATTACCATAGAATTTTTAGAAGGAATAGTAAATGAGTTGGATGCGGATAGACAAAGTACGAAATCAACTGGAACTTTGTAGAGTATTAGCAAAGAACAGTAAGTGTGCTCGAAGAAGATTTGGAGCAAGGATAACAACCAGTGAAGGTGTTCTCATATCAGAAGGATACAACGGTTCAATACGTGGTGCTATTAATTGCGGAACTGAAGCCGAATGTGCAAAAGATAGATTAAATAAAGATCATTATAGAGAATATGAAGTTTGTGCAGCAATACATGCAGAAGTTAACGCTATTCTCAACGCAGCTAGGAACGGATCGGGTGTCTCATTGCGAGGCGGCATCATGTTCCTCAACGCAGCGAGTGAAGAGATGGGTGGGAAACCTTGTCGAAACTGTAGACGAAACATCGTGCAAGCAGGTATTGTAAGAGTGTATTACACTGATTCTAAAGGCAAGATAATAAATGTAGACACATCATCTTGGATCAAAGATGAAGATGAATGGATTAAAAACGGGAGATACCAATGAAAGTCGGAGACTTGATTCTAGATATCGCTCGAACACCGTACGGTAGAATCATTCGTGGTACAAGTTTGCCTGAAAGAATTAATTATCTTATGGGTTTTGTAACAGATATTGATGAGAGTACAGGTATAGTTCATATTGCACGAACTCCATACGGTAGAAAGCATGGACAAAGAAGTTGGTTTAAAAGAAATGACTTACGAAATTAAAGACACTGGAGATCATCGCAAGTTCAATAGTGGAGCACAACGAGATCAGAAGACAGATAAGGGTAGATTCGATCTATTACAATGGTATTCTATTACTGCACAAGCTATACACATGCAGAAGGGTGCCAAGAAATATGAAGCCCGTAATTGGGAGAAAGGTATGCCTGCATCTGAGTATGCAGATTCAGCAGGAAGACATTACGCTCAGTTCATGATGGGATTGACCGATGAGAATCATTTAGCGTCTGCAATATGGAATTTGAATTGTTTATACGAGACTATTCATTGGATAAAGATTGGAAAGCTCCCGGAGGAGTTATGGGATCTACCGTACCCGATACCAGAGTACGTATAGGAATCTTTATATACTCTTTTTTATAATATCCCAATTGTGATAATATGATACAAATATATCTAGCTCATTCATCTAGAGAACAGATTCAAGGCAAGTTGATTGAAAATAAGCTCAAAGAATACGTAGACGTTTACAATCCATTTGATAAAGAGAATAAGGAATATGCAGAACTTCACAAAGAGATAAAGGCGGGTAAGTTATCTGATGAAGCTGTCGGAGATAGGATGACGGATGACTTTGCTCAATGGATTATCGACACAGACTTGGAAGCTATCAGAAAGAGTGATATGCTCATTGCGATTTGTCCTGAAAAAGATCACCCGTCTGTTGGAACTTACATGGAAATATTCTATGCAAATAGAGTGTTGAACATACCCGTCTTAACGTATGCTCCCGACTATGTTAAAAACCATCCTTGGATTATAGGTAATTCTGATAGAGTATTTAATAATATGAATAATCTCTACGCTTTCTTGGTATGGTTCTTGGAGGAACAAGATGGATAAGATTGATGAAGCGTTTGGATGTACATTATCTTTACTATGGTCGATAAAACAGAAAGAACATGGTATGGCATTAGGATTGTTGAAGAACATAGAGCGTCTTATATTGGAGGATCAAGGGTGAGGAACGGGAACGATAAATATCAAGGAGCAAGTAATTCAAACACACAATATATAGCAATAGCTATTGTTGCTATAATTATCATTGGTGCGAGTGCACAGTGGTATATGAGTACGACTCCCGATCCTATACCTTTAGATACTGGTAATGAAAGATGGTACATTGGTGGAATTAAAAGCGGAGATACATCTATATATACATTCACATACATGTTGAACGTTGTCAGTGGTAACGATTATATTGAATTTAGTGAAGTAGATTTCATCGTTCCATGTGAGGTTAGGCGTGGTGATTCTTTCAGTCTTGGAAATGATATATATGAGATTGTAGCTTGGTACGAAAATCATATAGAGATAAGACGGATAAATTAAAATAATCATCCATCCGTGAGGTCATTTGTCCACCATGATGTTCCATTTGGGACATTTTGTTCTATTTGGGACATATTGATAGACAAACACGCCTACGGATGGATGAAAAAATTTATAAGTACGTAAAGATATGATATAGTATGGTGTACAAACCAATTTTAATTACGGGCTATGCTCATGGTGGCTTAACTCTTCTTGCTAACATGTTAAAGAAACATCCAGACATTTTTCCATTACGATATAATAATGATGAACTTCATAACTATAAATGGAATGAATTACCCATACCTTTAAGAAATCCGGGAGGTAAGGGTGGATCATGTTGGAAATATGGGCTAGACCCTTCGATTGGATCACAACATTTTACCGAAGAAGATGCTACACCTCAGATGAGCAGAGCATATCAAGGTTTATTAACAAAAATATATAAAAACGATATTAAGAATTATACGAAACATCCACTGTCTAGGTTGGTAGATAAATCTCAGCCTTATATGACACGCACACGGCTAGTTCAGGAACTTGTACGACCTGACGAACTATCTATAATTTATCAGACAAGAAATCCTTATGTCTTATGTTACAAACCTCTGAAATTTAATTGGTACAGACACAAACATATCAAAAATGATGAAGATAGAATAAGAATGGCTTGTCAACATGTCAGTAATACACATAGAATTTTAATGGAAGATAAAAAACATTTAGATCATTATTATGAATTAAAATTTGAAGACTTGATTATAGACCCTAGATCACATCTATTAGCCGTGAGTAAATTTTTAGGTATAGAGTTTGTCGAAGATATGATTCCTCACCCACCGCACAAACAGAAATGGTATCCTCTAAACCCAACTATGATATGGCAACACGATGACATTAGACGGGATGACTACGATGACATCATCGAAGATAAGTGTGCTGATATGATAAAACAGTATGATTATAAAAGGAAGCCGAAGAGGGAGTCGAACCCCCAATAGCTACGTTTTGCAGACGTATGACCTCGCCTATGATCTTGCTTGTCCGGCTTAGTAATATTTATATATAACCCTGCTTATATATCTTACTATATTGAGCCTCATTGAGAAAATTGCTGACTTAAAAGGACTTAAAAATAAAGGCGGTGTCTATAAGATCAGTACAGGAGAAATAATTTTTATCAGCGATGAAGAAGCATACAGTAAAAGATATGCCAATGAACCTCGAATGTTTGTAGGAGATTGGGGTTATTTTGAGAGGACATTTACATATTATCAACTATTAATGGGCGTTGGATTAAAAGAAGATAGTAAAGTTCTTGATATCGGTTGTGGCATGTTAAATATGGGTAGACTTTTAATACCTATCCTATCACCTGCTTGTTTCTACGGAATAGAACCTAACAAACACCTTATACGTGTCGGATTTGAAACACAGCTTGGATTTGACATAATTCCAACAAAAAGACCCAAGTTCAGTACGAACCATGACTTTAACTTAGACGTTTTCGGTGTAGAGTTTGATTATATAATTTCACATTCAGTATTTTCTCATGCCGCACCTGCTCAGATTCAAAAATGTTTGTCACAAATAAAGAAAGTTTTAAAGGTTGGTGGCGTAGGATTTATCAGCTATGTAAACTCTACTAAAGATATCTTTAGCAGTGAATGGGTTTATCCCGGTATTAATCAGTACAAATTTGCAACGATGCGTAAATGGATAGAAGCTGAAGGATTGAATATGGGATTTATTAAGAAAGGTGATAATGCATTACAAACTCCAGACAACCAAGTTGTCTTTACCGTCCAGCAAAAAACATAACATTTTTATATAAGATGATATATTAAGTATTGCCTAAGTCCTGCCTATAGGTTAAAGTTTGGGACAAACCCCGCCTTTGGATGTGTGTCTTAGGAACTGCGGGTAGGGTTGAGACATACTTGTGGGAAAACGAGTGAACAGTGAGACGGTAAGGTATAAATCCTGATTCCCGATCAACACCCTTGAAAGTGTTGAAACCTCGGTTGAGTCATAGAGTTTTGAACTCCTGTCATAGTCGGCTTTTCCCAAAGCCTTGACTACATTGTTTGTCTCCCCTATATTTAGAAGAGTGATAATATGAGTGAAGAAAGACCGAAACATCCACCAAAATTCTGTCCTAACTGTGGTAAACCCACTACAAATTGTGTTGAACTTATGACAAACTTTAGAGGTAGCATTGTCTGGGATACTTATTGTAAGGGATGTGAGTGGAGTGGCGATATACGACCAGACTCAGACCTTGATTACTACCGTGTTGAAGCCCTAGAGACACATAAACGGTTTAGTTCAGTGATTAAATGAGCATACTAATAGCGACATCAACAAAACTTCACTACTTGGATAATGATAGAAAATTACATTCACTTGTACCGTATAGTTTTGTATATGGAATTACATGGGATAAAAACCAACTATACCTTGGGTTGCGGAGACATCCGTACATATCAGAACAATCGATAGGAGTGTTTGACGATCAATTTGAATTTGTAAAGAGATTACCTACTAAAGACTTGGATGATATACATCAAATAATTTATCACGATGAAAAAATTTACATTACAAACACACGACATGAACGTGTTGATATAGTAGATAAAGATTATAATCAATCACAGCTTATTTATACAGGCAAACCACAAAAGGGATTACATTTAAACTCGGTGTGGATAAATGATGATAAGATTTACCTAGTAGAACATAGACGCTCCGCAGGAAGTCGAGTTAGAATTCTTTATGGATATGATCCAGCTACTACTATTAGAACTACTAGAACTATAGATATAGGAAAAGGTGTACATGGAGTCTATGAAGAAGATAATTTCTTATACGTATGTTCAAGCGAAAGAAATAAAATACTCAGATATGATTTAGATACAAAGAAAACTGAAATAGTTGTAAACTTTGCTGAGTTTATCAAAGGACATTGTAGAGGTATATGTCGGACTAAAGATAAATGGTACATCGGTATGTCTATGACAGGGCCAAAAGCCAGCAGACACCAGCTAAAAGGTTCAGCAGTTTTTGTACTGGATAATAACTTTGAGATATTAGAACACATCAAGTTGAAGAAAACATACGGACAATTGAATGAGCTTCGAATCGTTGATGAGACAGATTACGCACATAATCAGATACCATTCCCATACGATATAGAAAAGTTTATATATGATCGTGACCACATACTAGATGATCAAAATGAACTTGAATAGAAAAGAAAGAGACACTACTCTCATCACTGTTGAAGTTAGTTGAAACACTGATCCACGTTCTGTTAAGAAAATGATCTCGAAAGAGATGAATACCGCATCAAATATTAAAGCAAAGAAAACTAGGTTGAAGGTTTCCACCGCACTACGTAGAATATTTTCGTTATTTAGCGAAAGTTTCGGTAATTACCGAAAATCTGGTGTGTTTGTTTTCTCGGCACACGATGGTATCTGAACAATTTATCCAGATATACCATTGACCGTGAACAATTATCATTGTGGTAAAACTTTTAAGATCGATTTGCTTCAGCTTCATTTAAATCCGAAGCAAAAAGAATACGTTATAGATGTCAATGAAAAGACAGCAAAGCTTCTAATTAAACAAGGAGATTTTATATCTACAGTTGAAACTTTAGCTTCAGGTATATCTTCAGACCATAATCAAGGTGGACAGTCTCAAAATAGATTTCATAGGAAACGAGAGCAAGCAATCAAACAGTTCTGTAAAAGGATACTGAAAAGAAGTAAAGAGTTAGAGTTTATAGAACCTAAATATACTGGAAACGAAAGACTTATAAATATCTTAGAAGATATATAGAATGACATAGGAAGTTCCTAAAAAACAAGCCTGTTAAGCTATAATTACTTCCCGTCAATCCATGTGATAACGATGAGAGAAGTTACGACAAGTATTTTAAAGAATATAGAATATGGAAAATATATACCCGTAATACATAACTATACCAGTAGAGATATTAATATTCAGCGTTCACAAGTTCTGCGAGATTTCTTAATATGGGATGAGACTAAAAGAGGTTTAGTTGCAGACGTAGGTATAGGTTACGGACAAATGGCAGCAGAATTTGCAAAACTTGGGTGGATGGTTCACGGTTACGATCCAGACCCTTTTCAGTTAGTATTATCTGCTACCTATATTAATTACTTATTAGGTCAACCGTACATTGCAAACCTAATTGACATAAGTAAAGAACCATTGCCTTCAATGTACGATTATGTTGTATGCGGTCAAGTTTTAGAACATATACCAAATGAAGGAGAGGCTTTAAAAAATCTAGCTTCTGGAGTTATGCGTGGAGGGTGGTTGATTATAGATGTACCTTTGAATGAGACACTTAAAACGACAGATAATCCTCCAAAAGAAGTAGAGACACCGTTCCCAGAGAAATATTATACGTATGATCATTTAAGAACATATACAGATGCTAAAAGAATTGTGTCACGATTAGAAGAATGTGGATTATCGTATTATAATACAAGAATTATAGAGGGAACAAAACCTGAACCTTGGGAAGTATTATTTTTATGGATGCGAAGAAAATGAAAAGACCAGAATTAAAAGACAAAGAGAAAATTCAGTTCTTATCTAAAATTTTAGCAAGACTGTTCGGATATTCCGGATCTGTTAAGTTAGATTGGAGACAAGAAATGTTTGGTGAATATCATCAACTAACATTAAAAAATGTAGATTTAAGTTATGACAATATAAGATTATTAGAACCTTTATCTGCAATGTTTGATTTACAGTTAGATAACAGAGCTTATATTGGTGAAGAAGTTCTTGATAGTGATGATGGAAAGATTAGACTCATACATACTGATCAAGATTTAGTTATAACAGAAAACTATGAGACACATCTACTAAGACTGTCACCAAAAAAATTCAAGAAAGAAAGAAGTCATTACGAGATAGAGTGGACAAAAGAAGACGAAGAAAAGTACGACCACAACACCGTAGAATAGAAATATTTTTATATAGGTTCATCTATTTATGTACAAACATGAGATTTGAAAACGCAGAAATATTAATTTCTGGCGGTGCTGGATTTATTGGTTCATGGTTATGTGAATACCTCCTAGATGAAGGAGCAAGAGTTATCAGCATCGACAATATGAGTACAGGTAGTTGGAATAATGTCCGGCACTTAAAAAATAATCCGAATTTTACTCAGTACGTATATGACGTTCAAGACCCAAAAATAGTAGATGATTTCAAGGTAGCATGCTTTGATATTGTAATGCATTTTGCATCCCTTGCGTCACCATTCCACTTTCCAGAATATCCCATTGAAATTCTAGATACGAATCTTTTGGGAACGAGAAATATGTTAGAGATTGCACGTTCTAGTGACGCTAGATTTATGTTTGCATCTACAAGTGAAGTATATGGAGATACAGATGTTATTCCTATTCCTGAAACTTATAGAGGTAACGTAAATCTTGAAGGTGTCAGAGGGTGCTATGACGAAGGTAAACGTGGCGGAGAAGCATACTGCTACGCATATAAAAGAAAATATGACTTGGATGTTCGCATTGCGAGAATATTTAATACATACGGTGAACGGATGCCGAAAGATAGGAGAGTTGTGCCTAACTTTTTAGGGAGAGCGTTGGCAGGTAAACCTTTACACATCTTTGGAGATGGTACACAAACAAGAGCATATATGTACATCGAAGATTTAATTGAAGGGTTACTCTTACTGTTAGAGGCTGAAGATATGTCCGGGATACCAGTAAATCTTGGACAACAAAAGGAAACCACAGTCCTGAACTTGGCAGAAATAGTTCTGAATCTTACAAAGAGTAAGTCCGATCTTGAGTACCACCCGCTCCCTGAAGACGACCCGAAGAGACGACTACCTGACATCACTAGAGCTAGAGAAATGCTTGGATGGGAACCTATTATCGATCTGAACGAAGGCATACGTAGAACCCTTGAAGAATGGTAAAACTTATAAGCCAGTTCTACACCAATAAGTTGTCGCTATAGCCTAATGGGAGAGCGGGAGGCTGTTAACCTTCGAGGAGTGGGTTCGATTCCTACTAGCGACGCTATGGGGAAGTGAGCTAGTGGTCTATGCTTCCTGACTTGGACTCAGGTTATCGTCAGTTCGAATCTGACCTTCCCCACCATAATGTTTTTATATAAGCTATTGTATTTATCTCATGATCAAAATGAAAGCAGGGTTAATAATAGTTATAGTTATCACAATGTTGGTATTATCTTCTGTTACGTGGGTAATAACAACTAATAATATGTTAATTAATGCACACGAAGAAACAAACAGACTACATGCTGAGATAGGCAACCAATATGAGAGAAGATATACTCTGATTCCTAGACTTGTAAATGCTACAAAGTTATACATCAATTATGAAACAAAGTTACTCACGGATATAACCGAAGCAAGAAGTCAATGGGGTAAAGCTCTAGCGTCTGGACAAAACTTAGAAAATGCAGCGTCAGGATTAGAAAACGTTGCCAATAGATTAATGGTGCTAGTTACAACAGAAAATTATCCTGAACTTAAAGGAGATACATTGGTTATAGGATTGATGGATGAATTGGCAGGTACAGAAAATAGATGCTCACACGCTAGAAGAAATTATAATGATGCGGTCATATCATATAACAAACAAGTTAGATATTTCCCAAATTCATTGATTGCAGGAATGTTCGGATTCCAACTTAGAGAAACATTTGAAATTAATGGTAATGCGTGGAATGCTCCACAGGTGGTAATATGAGACAGAAAAAATTATACTACTCTATACTTTTAGCTATAGCGATGGCACTTGCACTTGCAAGTAATGTAAAAGGAATCAGACCAAACTATGTCTACGATGAAGAGGGTTTGTTATTCGAATATCAAGAAGATCAACTTGAGGAATTCTTAACTGCAATAGATACTAACTATAGTGTTGAAATAGTCGTGGTAACTTTGAAAGTCTTCCCGAACAACATCACAGGCGATGATGCAAAGTACGTAGTCTTTAACGATATAGAACTTGATAACAGAACAGGTATCGGCAATCCTGAGACAGATAAAGGCGTATTATTCTTAATGTCTTGGGCTGAGAACTATGTAGGAATCGAAGTCGGATATGGACTAGAAGGAGACTTGACAGATGCACAGGCAGGAAGAATACTTGATGAATTTATACCAATCTATTTAGAAGATACATACAAAGGATTTGAATATGTAGTTGAAGCTATCGCAGGACATGTAGGATATGAAGAACCATCACAACCACAAGGAGAAGATAATACAATGACGTACATATTCATAGGAGTATTAGTGTTTGTAGGTATAGCATTTTTGTGGATTGTATCATCGTGGAATCAAAGAGCGATGAAAAAAGCAAGATCAGTCCGACGACTAAGAGATGCAGATAAGATGAAGTACAATTCTTTACAGTCAGAAATATATAGAACCAGAGAAAACTATGAACAGAAATTAAAAGAAGCCGAAGCGAGACTTAAACCAAAGCCCGTAGAAGTACATCAATGTCCACATTGTAACGATACACGTAGAGTACAAGTTCAAAATTCTAAACCTGATGAAGAAGTTCGAAATGGTTGGTGGTGGTACTTTGTAGGACTTAGTTTAATGTGTCTCACATGTGGTACTTACTTTGGCATGAAACAGAATGAAAAACGTGTCGAAGGCATTAAAACTAGAAGATCAAGATTGAAAAGAGAAGCTAAAGAAGCCGAAGAAGAAAGACAAAGACGACGAAAAATACAAGAAGAGGAAGATGAACGAAGAGCTAGAGATAGACGAAGAAGAATGTCAAGCCCATCCAGATCCAGTAGCCCATCCAGTAGCCCATCTAGGTCTAACTTTGGTGGCGGAAGGTCTGGCGGTGGCGGAGCAAGCAGGACTATCAGACCCTAATCTCACGCCCTGTATATAACGGACAGTTCCAAAGTCTTCGAAACTTTGGGTTTGGGTTCAATTCCCGACAGGGCGATACTTTTTTATATCGATTTACTCTCAATTTAGTACAAGTCGATACCTTTTTATATAAGAAGTTCATAATAATACTTGATACTTAATGAAGAAAATTGGAAATTTAACATTAGATATTGTACTACCACTTCTTCTTATGGATGCTAATAAACCTATGACCAAAAAAGAACTTTATGGAAAAGTAAAACATAAAGTTACTGTTAAAGAATTCAATACATCATTAAAAAATGCTTATGAGAGGGATCAACTTTGGATAACATTCGAGCCTAATAAGGGAACTGGTAAATCTAAAAGACTCTATGAAGCAAGAGATATTTACGGATCGTTACGAAGTATGCACTCCATATATATGTACAAAGTTATAGAAGAATTAAACAACAATACTTTAATGCAACCAAGAGAGTCACTATTATTGTTAGAAGTTAAAATTAAAGATATCCATGTGAACAGACTTATAAAGCATATAAATTCGTTACCTTACGCAGAGGTAGAAGTAGATGGAAAAAGCGGATAGAAAGAAACTAGCATCAGGTGACTATAAACTTAGAACTATCGACCCAGATGCTTTAAAGAAATCACGTTCAATTAAACAGAAATGGGATGAAGAGTTTGGATTCAGACCTAAGAGTATATGGAATGTTAAAACTAAAGCTAATTTTGGGCAGGATAAGGAATTACAAGAGTTACTTTTTCCTAAAACTTTAGCAAGTGGTTCATACGTAACGGGCAACACTAAAGAAGGATATATGTTAGTTCCGAAAAAGAAATCCTTATCACAGTTCCCTCTCGACTTGGGTATGAGACTTGTTAAATTTTATACCGATGAATTCGACAATGTTTTTGATCCATTTGCAGGCATGGGTGAAAGGATGCAAATTACAGCATATTTAAATAGGTGTTATACAGGGTACGATATTAGTAGATTATTTTATTATCAACGAGAAAACTTGATATCTTGTACAAACTTGAAAGGAATTAGAAAACATTATCTGAGAGATAGTAGAAATGTAGACTTAGAACCTAAAGAATTTTATGATTATATTTTAACATCACCGCCATATTATAATGTAGAAGTTAAAGCATACGGAAATGAACCTGAACAGTTAGGTAACGCTGGAAGTTATCAAAGATTTTTAGACGATTATAAGTTCATAATTCTTCAACTTTATCGGATACTAAAACCGGGAAGATTCTGTACGTTTGTAGTTGGTAATTTTAGAAGAGGAAAGAAGCTAACACCATTCACAGAAGATACTGTTAAAATATTTACAGATGTTGGTTTTGATTATCACGACAACGTAGTGTATGAACACAGCACGTTCTCAGCTATGTTTACAAAGGCAATCCTTAAATACAGGAGAATGGGTAAGACTCATGAGAATATCTTAACATTCCGCAAGCCGGGAGATTGGCACGAATTTGATGAATAGAGATAATATTAAAGGACAAAACATCTGGCGAGAAGATAGATCCACTTCAAACAAAGACGGTACTATCACAGTTTTACCTACATGGTATATGGCAATGCCTTGCTCTGTACATAGTGAATTAAAAAGCTGTATTGTAAAAATTATGTTGGTTCCATACAGAACAAGTATGCATGGTACGTGTATATATAGGGTTCCAACAGGAAAAGCGGGAGATTTTATACGGGGAAGATTAAATGATATCTTGTGTGGAAATAAAAAGTGTCCGTTTTATGATGAGGATATCTGATAACTGGTAAGCCTTGGTGAACGGTGAACTAACGAAGGGAAAGTATAAGTCACATGGACTTTAACTTGTCGAGTAATTACGGAACTGAATGGAGTTCAAAGAGCTTGCTTCCTGTCATGTAAGGGAAGTAATGATGTGGGTTCAATTCCCACCCAAGGTATCACAAATATTTGGGGTAGTAGCTAAATGGTTAAGGCACTCGGCTCCAGACCGAAAGATTGTTGGTTCGAATCCAGCTTACCCCACCAATACATTTATATTTAACTTAATGTTTTATATAACAGATGTCAGAAATTATATTTTTAGGAGAAGATATTCTTAGTTATCCCAACGTAATAGGATACAGCAGACGCTTACAACAAAGAATCAAAAACGGTGTCACTCTAGACGATGGAAAAGAAGTCATACGAATATACGTGGCTAAGAAAATTCCATTAATACTTTTGAATGGCAATGATATGCTCCCATACTCTATCAACGGAATACCCGTAGATATCGTAGAGATAGGATATCCACACATATTTTCAGATCCAGACCCGCTACCCAATCAAGGTAAATTTCGACCACTAACTCCGGGTTCTAGTATTGGTAATTGGGGGATTACAGCAGGAACACACGGTTGGTATAGTCAGAAGAATGGTAGTAGTGAAATCTTACCAGACTCTAACGCTCACGTTCTCGTAGACTTCCCAGATAGAAATGAAGCATACGAGAAGCGTATCGTCCAACCCGGAAAAGCAGACGGTGGGACACTTACCGACATGATAGGTGTCTACGGATGGCATGATCCAATACTCAGACCAGCAATACCCGAACCACCAGAAACACCTAGCAATTGCCCTGTAACTAGAGGGATTCAAGGATTCCTCAACGGTACATATAGGGTATTCGGTAGAGAATCACACTGGAAAGCATATACATTATCAGGAGCTAGCCAACCAATCGCACCAGTAAACCATCACGACTTTGCGGTGATGATTCCAGACAACGAAATCGAAATGAACTTTAATACGGTGGACTTTGATATAACAGACAAGCACAAGTTTGTTGGAAGAGTGTTCGCAGGAAACATATACGTTTCATTAATGTGTAAAGCAAAATATCAGGTAGCAGCCGGATACCAGCCTTACGGTGTTGAAGTGTACGATGATTCAGATTTAACTTTCTATAAAACTCACTTAATCAAGAGTGGTAGAACGACAGGGTTAAAAGAGAAATTCTTATGGGACTCAGATGCAGTTGTATCAATCAACTATGGAGACTTTATCGCAAGATTTGAGGATATCATTATCTGTACTCAGCCATTCAGTGCAGGCGGAGATAGCGGATCATCGGTGTGGACTATTGTAGAATAGTATCAGAACGATACTACCTCATAGTATCACAACCTTTTTATATAACTATTTATAAGATATGCTAGGTGTTAGTTTGAGCGATAAAATATATCACTTTTCAAGTCAAAGTCTTCTTGTAATATTAATTATGATGGGTATTGTAGGATCATGTGTAGGTTACATATTCGGACATACGGCTGGATACAATAAAGGTTTTGATAAAGGTTATGATGATCTATTTTCAGAAGGAGCTATCTATGCAGAGATACAAATCCAACAAGACATGTATATGTCAGGAGTGCAAGCTGTACTTGATGATGCGTTAGATCAGTTATATAATGCAGAAGATCATATCTATGAGGTATCAGATCAACGGTTACAATCGTTCGCAAAGTCTATGAGAGATAACTTCCTTAACTTAGAAGCAACAACATCTTGGCAAATAGATGAAATGAGAGAATACATTGTTGATCGTTTAGATTTAAATACAACTTGTGTCTATCCGCCTTGGTGTGATGAATGATGTTATCCGCTCACATAGCGATACAAGCAACACAAAGACAAAGACAACGTAGGAAAAGAATAAGTGAACTAGCTACCAACCCAGAACTAAGAAAACTTTTGATAGAAGAGAAAATCATAGAGTAACCTTTTTAAGTGACCTCACCACATCCTTTATAGCCGGAGTAGCACAGTGGTAGTGCGTCTCCCTTGTAGCGGAGATGGAAAAAGGTAGTAGTCCTTAACACCTTGGTATATAGGTTTTGGAAGTTATGAGACGAACCCACCCTCATATATGCCCCGCAAGATAGGAGATGGTCGGGTGTTCGATCCACCCTTCCGGCCCCATTTACGCCTTATGGTTCAATGGTAGAATGTCTCGTTGACATCGAGATGATTCCGGTTCGATTCCGGGTAGGGCGACCATAACCTTTATATATGAATTTAAATACATAAAAGATATGAGACTCAAAGACAATACTGATAGTGAAGCTGTTCAATTTCTCAGGAAATATGTAACAGATACACATGAAGAATACTACAAAATATTGTTGCGAGATGTTGAAACTTGGGATGCTTGGGATCGAACATACGCTGAATATTACAGTCCTAAACATTGGAAAGAAGCAGACATGCAAGCATTGTGTGTAGAAGCACATCAGATTTGTTGGGACACAGGAGATTTCGGTGAATCAAAACTAACATTTGTGTATGAACTGGTCAAAAAAAGAGGTTGGAGAGTCGTACTCGAAACGTTTAAATGTACGAAAGAACACTCACATTAGAAGCCCAGTGGCCAAGTTGGAAAGGCTCCTCCCTGATAAGGAGGTAATGCGACGGTTCAAATCCGTCTTGGGCTACCACTCGAAGCCCTATAGCTTAATGGAAAAGTGCTCTCCTTATAAGGGAGTGAGTATCGGTTCGATTCCGGTTAGGGCTACCACAATCTTTTTATAGAGGCAATGGTATAATAAAATTAATGCAAAATTCTGTTAAAAAGTGGAGCAAGAATGCCGAGCAAAATTGGGTCGGACTCCGTGAAGGAAAAATAAACGAAGGTTTTCGAAGATATGATTGGATTCTTGAAAGGATGCCTCCACCACCTGCGAAAGTTTTAGAAATAGGTATCAGTTCTGGAGAAGCGTTGGCAAGATTAGCCGACAAGGGTTATGAATGTACTGGTATTGATCAAGAAAGTGAAATCACGATGTTATTCAACAGAGAGTTGGATCATCCAAAGATTAAATATTATGGAATGAATATGGATATACCACCGTTGTACAATCCAAAAGATGAGGAATTTATGAATCAATTTGATGTCGTGATAATTTGTGAAGTGTTGCAACATTTAATATTTGATGTGAATCTATTGTATTTGGCATGGTCTTATTTAAAAGATGATGGACATCTATTCATAACAACAGAAAATAAGAGGCTAGTAAAACATTCAGTGCGTTATTATCCCGACAAAATTATATTAAAAATGCTTGAAGTTCTACAGTACAAAACAAAAGAACACACTACACAAGGACAAACGAATTACATCTGGGTGCATGCCCAGAAAGTTCCGAATGCCGACTAACTCTCTACCAATAACCCATTGGGTATGTGAGAGATGTGGAAAAACAGCAAAGACATTTACAGCACCTTATCCTAAATGTTGCAAAATGGAAATGAAATGGTTATTTACTAGAGATGAAGCTGTTTATGACCAAAAGACTTAAATACTACCTTTACCTTTAGTAAAGTGTGCTGTACTAGAATGAAAGTAGCAGACTTTGTAGGAATAGAATTAGGAACTCCTTGGAAACTAAACAACAGTTCAAGGGGTACTGTAATACCAGTTCTTTTACGAGAAGGATTTAGATTCGACAGAAGTTATTTACTTAACACTGAAGCTGAAGCAGATGTATCTATTAAAGATACGGGAAGCATCAATAGAGTTAGAGTAACAAACAGTTCTGATATGTATATCTTTTTCAGAAAAGGAACAATATTTGAGGGTAAAACTCAAGAAAGAACAGTTGTTAATAGCGTGGCTGTACCTCCACATACCAGTGTAAACGTCAATGTTAGATGTGTTCACTCGTCCAAGCCAATATTCGGTGGTACTATCATGTATGCAATGAGTGCCTTGGCTCCGTTACATGTTGAAAAGACATTAACAAGCAAAGGAAATCAGAGCGATACATGGAGATCAATATCTAGCGGAGGATCTGGTGGAGAGACAACATCTGATAATGAAAGATATCGAAGTAACTCAGGTATATCTTCTACACACGCTGGATCGAGAACTTACGGTTTGGTAGGTAGTAATTACTTTAGACCAAGACCGATGCCGATGCCATTTCCAACGATAGTTAGTGACGACCTTGTAACTAGACTAAAAAATTCAGATTCAAGTAAGATAGATGAGATACTAAAGAAAATGCCAGCGAACCATGAAAGACAAATAGGAATGTTTGTAATTGAATGGAAAAGTATCAAGGCATTAGAAATGTTCGATCATCCTGACGCATGGGAAGCATTGTCTCAACAAGTTACTAAAAACTATGCTGATATACTAAATTCAATCCATAAAGATGAAAAGAAAGGACAATTATCTGATGAAGATGCAATAAGAATGTGTCAAGCCTTCTTAGCAGATTTCCAAGTATCCATTGGATCAAGAGTGTTCAAGGCTGATAATGTCGCAACATACGAAATCAGTAACAACAAACTAACCGGAGAATTTACAATCATCGATGATATGATGGTACACCTTATAGGTAAGCCGTCACATGTTTGGAGATACGATAAAAAGAAAACCAAAACACGACCCATTGTACAACCTCACCCTTTTGCTAGACGCACTACTTCGAGAAGATATGGAGCATCAGTAGTGCCTAGTGCGATTAGTGCTCATCACACAGTCAAATTCATGACAATGAAGAGAGGATACATGACTCTAGCAACACTTCAAAATAATAACCAAGGATTGACCTTTACAGAATTATTAAAGGAAACCGGTATGTCTTCAAGGACAGTAGATAGAGGATTAAGTGAAGCTCAAGACCTCGATCTAGTAGAAAAACTTGTTCGTGTAGGTAATGGACAACCTGTTTACAAACTGACAAATGCTGGCAGAGATTTAGACCCAAAAAAGTTTAAAGCCTACTATTCCCAATAGAAATACTTATAAATAACCCTACCCTTTTTTTATATATGAAAATACCTAGTCTTACATACAAAGAAGTAGATGGTAAACTTGTTCTTGTTAAATCAGAAATGATTGAACTCGACACCGAAACCTTTTTAAAGCTAAATATGTAATAATAATTTAGTCCTATCGTCTAGTGGACAAGGATACCGGGCTTTGAACCCGGAGATCGTGAGTTCGAATCTCTCTAGGACTACCACTCACCAATACCTTTAAATATAACATTTTATATAATCTGTATGATTAAGATGAACTGGATTACATCATACCTAGCCGTAGGAGACTTTGACGACCTGCGTAGAACTGAAAACCTCAGAAAAAATGTGGACGCTGTCATAGATATTCGAGATGCTTTTTATATTACTGGCGATAATGTTTGGACTATTGATGCTGGATTAGCGTTTGGATATGTCACTATGATTGATTCTATGACATCAAAGAAAAAGAAAGTAATGATACATTGTCAAGGAGGAATAGATCGTTCTCCATTTATCGCTGCACTTTATCTAGTTCATAGAAAAGAAAACCCAATGAATGAGGAAGATGCTTACGAACTTGTCAAACAGAAAAGACCACAGACATTTAAACACTTAGAATGGTTTAGTCAAATTCGTGATGCTATGGAAGAGGTAAATACTGATGTTGAAATTGAGGTAGATACTGATGTCGAAATTGACACTGAATTATGATAAATTTTCATTTGATGTAGATCCAAAAGACCTGTTATTCTTAGCTGTCAGTGGATCACACTCATACGGAACCAATAAACCTGACTCTGACTTGGATTTGCGAGGTGTTTTCATGCCCTCATTCCGAGACGCTATTCAAATTCAAGGCTCATCAATGAAAACAGAATTTTACAAACTTACACCGGACATAGATGTAGAATTTGTACCTATTAGAAAGTGGCTTCAAATATTGCTCAAAGGTAATGGAAACTATTTAGAGAACCTATGGCAAACAAAAGTATATCCAAGATCACGACTTGTATATTACAAAAAAGAAGCAGGAAAAGAAAGAGACATCATCAAGTTAAAACAGCTAGTCATGCAATATGGTCTATCAAAGAAATTCAGAAACCATTATATAGGATTCGCAAAGTCTCAACAAAAAGACTTCTTCCAAAAGTATAAGACAAAATGTTTACTGTATGTATATAGAGTATTGTTATCAGGTATTATACTATATAAACGTGGCGTGGTAGAATTTAATCTCCCGAAGATAATCAACACACCAGAATATAGAGTATGTTATCCTATAAGTGTTACAAAACATGTAGACCTGTTACTAAGTAACTTTGACAATGAAAAATCACTCGTAAATGATATCTTTAAAAGTAGAGTACAAACTGACTTTGACGAATTAGAACACACATTAAATATGTATGCTGATGCAAGTGATTTGCCCGACAAACCAAACTATGAACCATTCAACGATTGGTTAGAGAACTGGTATTTATCAGAACGCCAATCGTAACATTTATTAATAACTAACATATAAGTATTGTATAGAATGACTAAGACAACAATAGCAATAATTCAAGAGTCTAGGAAATCCTTGGGTAAAATTAAATGTGAATTAGAAAGACGTAGTGGTGGTAGGTTTGTAGATATGGATGAAGTTGTCCAGTATCTATTAGACAACATGCCGTCTGATATGCAAGACTTACTTTAACCGAAGGTTTTAATAGACACTAAAACTATAATTAAAGCACAATGGGAAGAGATTACAAATCTGCAATTCGTAGAAGTTTTGATACTGACATTGACGCACTTAGAACTATAGATCCTACACACGGTATGATACATAGAGGTAGACACCTTAATAGGGATATTTATAGTAGCGACATTGACACATCACAAGGAAGTAGAATTGCGTTTTTATCTACGAAAGAAGCCCACGTATTACCTATTGGTAACTGGTCTGCTGGTTCTAGGTTGGAGATTTGGGAAGATGTCACACTCACAAGTACAGGTGTAGCTTTAACTAGCTATAATAGTAAAAGAAGTAGCACCTATGTTCAGGGATTGACCGTGTTCTCAGGTATTGCAATTTATGATATATCTAAAAGTGGTACAAACATTAGAACGTACTACGATGGTTCAGCAGGTGGAGGGCCTAATAAAAACTCTGGTACTGTTAGAGCTAATGAAATAGAAATCTTAGAAGATATTTACTACATAGCTTGGTTAATTCCAGATGCAGATAATACAAAAGGCGTAGTCGGTGTAGACTGGTACGAACCAGAAAAATAGCACCATCCATCTTTTTTTCCGATAGCTTTAAATACTAATACATATTATATTATTTCCGGTAATGAATATGTATAATGATAATGAATTTCATTATGGATTTCAATTTAGCCCGATAGCCTCTAGTGACAAAGGAGTAGCGATAGTTAAAGCTACACCTGAAGATGTGTGGAATGCTATATATGAAAAAACATTAGCCTATGATACAGAGGTATTAGGTAAAATAATAATTACTCCTTTGGAAGTGACATACATAGTCTATACACCAAAACTGATACGTGACGGGAACGATTGGAGAGATCACCTTAAAATAAATACAAGAAAGGTAGATCACAAAGATGCAAACATCTTAAACAAGGCGTTGTACAAAATAAACAAGCCTATTTACGATCTCTTACCTTCTTAGGTGTGCTCAATATATCTAATATTGAACCCGTATTATTTCTTTTTTCGTAAGTATCTTTAATAGCCGAATAGTCTTTAAGTACACTGGTCATTCTTTTAGCAATCCTAGAAGACACTTCATGTAACTCTAAGTTTTCATATCCATTCTCTGTATCAAAATATGGTTCTAATTTTCTGTATCGTTGCATTTCTGTTTGAACTATTTCTTCTGCAAATGTTTTTATACTGTTAAGTGAATCTAAATTGATATCAGTTTTCAATTGATAGTCACATACTTTCTTTCCTTCCTCATGATATTTACATCCGTCTGCTAATGCACATTTATCGCACTCTTTTCTAGTCTTAGTATAGAATCCATGTTTCTCATTGGGAGGCCCTGATCGTGCTTCTCTTGCTATTTTTAATTGATCTAATAATACTTGTCTATCTGGTCTATGTGCATTGCAAAATCTACTGCCTCTTCTCTTTACTGCTCTACATTGTTCGCCTACTCTTATGTGATCTTCCGGGTATATATGTTCACAAAACTGTTCTGGCTTTAGTTTCTTACGTGGGTTTCTTTTGCTCATTACTATACTAAAACCATTACTTCTTAATAAAAGTACCGTTCTGTATAGGTTTATAAGCGGAATGTTTATATATAAGTTTTTATAACTATATTGTTAATGAGTAATCCTAGACAGAACCCTTTAAGAATTAGACGAAAATCAAAGAAAGAATTTTCTAGAGTCGCATCAATTTTGGACAGTAGAATTGAAGCAATTGAAATTAAACAAGCAGAGATAGATGCACGATTAGATGCTTTAGAAAGTAAAAAAAGAAAAAGAGGAAGACCAAAGAAAGTCGAAAAACCTGAACCAAAGGAATAATAACAATGGTTCAAGCAATAATTCTTGCAGCCGGAGGAGGAGCAAGACTATACCCTCTCACAGATGTTATCCCGAAAATTATGGTGCCTGTAGGTGTTGAACAATATCCACTAGCACACATGATAGTAGATCACTGTATGGATCACGGTATAACTGAGTTTTTATTTTGCTTGAATGACCAAAGCGGTAAACAAGTCATGAATTATCTTGGCAACGGTGCAAGATTTGGTTGTAATGTTCAATATTCGTTTAGCTCTGAACCACAAGGCACAGCAGGAGAGTTAAAGCTAGCGTGGGAAAAAGGATTAGTACAAACTCCTGCAATAATTTATTATGGAGACACTTTATGTTCAACTAATCTGAGTCTCATGATGCAGATGCATGAAAAAAGAGATGCAGATGTTTCTATTGTCATTAAACAAGTTCGAATAGCCGTCGGTTACATTGAAGATGACAAAGATGGAAACGTTATGAAGATAGTAGAAAAACCTCACATTGGAGACATGGTTAAAAATGCTGGAGGTGTCCTACCCATTTTCTACGTTGAAGATGATGAATTTTTCATGGTCTTTTGTAGAAGAGACACCGATGTTATGCGAGATGTCTTCCCTATAATGATCCAAAACAGTTATAAGTTAGTAACGTTCCGTGATACACAGCCGTTCCTTGACTTGGGGAATTGGAAAAATTATGAGAAGGCTAAAAAATGGGTATGAAAGACGAGAACAAAACAAAGAAAATTTCAACCAAAGTGGGTATCACTGGAGCACACAGTAGCGGTAAAACTACTAGAATTGAATTCATAACAGAAGTTTGTAAATTAATGAGATATCCATATATTATTGTTCCTGAATCAGCTAGGAGAGCTAAAGAAGTAGGGTTGGATATCAACAAAGAAGCTGATTATAAAGTTCAAAAGTGGATTATGGATGATCAAATAGTAAATGAACTTGATGCAGAACAAGACAGTAGATATAACACATTAATATTGTGTGATAGGACTGTGTGGGATGTAGTCGTTTATTCTTCATTTGCATTACAACGAGATATGCTAACACTTCCACAATATAATATCTTAGAAGGACAAGCTAGACAACATGCAGTATTGTCTCCTTATGATAAAATTTATCTTTGTAAGCCTAGACCAATGATTGATGATGGTATCCGTGATACTGATGTCGAATGGCAAAGGCAACTCTTTGAAAGATTTGAATATTACTTTGCTATCAATGGTATAAGATACGAACTTCTCCGATAGATTTATAAATAACCTCTTTCTATATAGGGTTAGTCCTGTTGGTAGAGCTTGGTAACATATCTGCTTGTCGAGCAGATGGTCGTGGGTTCAAATCCCGCACAGGACGCTTTCAAGGTGAATAAAATGGATGAACAAAAAACGCAAACACTCATGTACGCAGCACTTCTAGTTAATGCTGGAGGATATGAAATTACAGAAGCAAGATTGCTAAGTGTAATAAATTCTGCTGGAATAGTGTTTGATAAAATTGAAATAAACAAAGTAGTAACAGCGTTACAGGGTATTGACATCCAAGAGGTTATCAAGAATCCTTTTGTAGCAGTTGAAAGTGCAGCAATTCTTCCAGAAGAAGAGGATGAAGAAGAAGTTATCGAACCAGAAATAGTAACAGGATTTGACATTCTGTTCGGAAAGGGCGAGTAATTCAGTCTGGTATGTGAGCCTGTCTTGCAAACAGGAGGTCGTGAGTTCAAATCTCACCTCGTCCACCATTAAAAGATGATTAACATGAGTAAAGTCGGAGATTATTGGAAAAGTCATATTAATAAAACTAACATGAATTATGAAAAAGATTATGGCGGAGTAGATTATACTGATGCCGTAGTCCTTGATGTTGGTTGTTCTTTTCACACGCCTGATTTCTTTTTAGATAAAGGTGCAAAGCATGTAATAGGTATAGAAGCAATGCCTTCACGCATGGAAACGATTATAAAATATGCCGAGAAGTTTGGTACAGTTACACCTATCACTAAATGGATCAAAAAAGTAGAACATTTAGAAGAAATATATCTAGCACACCCAGAAATAACACATGCCAAATATGATTGTGATGGTTGCGAAACTGTCATTATAGATATGAAGCCTGAAATTTTTAGGATACCTAAATATTATGTGATGGAAGTTCATCAACATTATTTACCTGTTATGGATTACTATGACAATCCTAAAGTTATAGGTATCTATCAAAAACTCCTTGACAAGTTCGAAGAGTGTGGTTATGAAATTATCTCAGCCAGTGAGGGCCCACCTGCTAAAGTCCTTGGAGGAAGAGTTTCAGCCGGAAATATTAAAGCCGTGAGAAAAGATGATTAGACATATAGAAGATGTCAGTTTAGTTGATTATCCCGAACATGTTGCTTCAGTTTTATTTTATGAAAACTGTAACCTGAGATGCCCTTATTGTCACAATCCTGAACTGCTAAGTCCGGGAAATGGTCTATATTTTATGGATGTCTTGAAAAAATTAAAAGAGAACCGACTCATTGATGGTGTAGTATTTACTGGTGGTGAACCTTTACTTACCAATGGTCTTGCGTATGATTTGGCTCAGATAGATGCTCTAGGGTTAGATATTAAACTTGACACAAATGGTCTATTAACATCTAAATTGAAAAATGTATTTATACTGTTAGATTATATTGCAATGGATATCAAATCAGACAAATGGGGATACAAACATTTAGGAGCTACCGATCTAGATTTTACGATGGTTCAAGCCAGTATCAAAGCTATCATGGATTCTGGAATAGATTACGAGTTTAGATGTACTGCTGTAGATCCGTTCCTTACTGAAAGGTCTACTGATAGTATTGGAAAGTTGGTAGAAGGAGCCAAGCTGTTTTATATTCAACAACCTAACCTAGTTCATGTGCTTAATCCTGCGTTTTCTATGCGTCCAACCGAAAATCTTATAAAGATCAAAGATATATTAAGTTCATACGTCAACGAAGTGATAATAAGGTGAAAGTCGAAACTATCAGAAGTGATGGAAGAAGATCCGTTGATGATGATATAAAAGATATATTAAGAGGAATTGTTGAATGGATTCCTTTTGCTGAATATGGAGAGACTTTGACACTTAAAATATTAATAGAAGACGACATGATAAAGATGATAAAAAAAAGTAGAAAGCGGTTGTGATGTAGTGGTCGCATGGGGGCCTTCCAAGCCCTTCGAGCGGGTTCGATTCCTGCCAACCGCACCATTTATAGCTAAATTATAATTGAAAACTTTTAAATATAACTAATCATTTATATAACATGAGAGTCATACCCGTTGTTGAGTGGATACTTCTCTCCACCACAACCTTTTTATATAAGTTTAGGAAATTATAAATTATGTCAACTAAAGAAGAATTCAGTGTAATGAAATATTTGAAAGAAAATAAGTGGAGTACAGGTGTACAAGATGCTATGATAGATTTCATTGCTAGAACTATTGAAGGATATGATATGTGTGAAAATGATCTGATAAAACTTTTGTTAGCATGTTCACCACCGCCTCAATCATAAGGATTACATCATGATTGAACTGTTAATATTAATAATATTTAAATTACTGTGTGGACATGCAATAGCAGACTTTGCACTACAATCTGAATGGATGGCGAAGAATAAGAATCGGAACAATAAATCAACCTATGTTCCCGAAGGACAAACGTATGTTGAAACTTGGTTCTATGTCTTGGGAGCACATGGATTCATACATGGTTTCATGGTATATGCTTTAACTGGTAGTCTATTCCTTGGTATAATAGAAACCATATCACACTTTACAATAGACTTTTTGAAATGTGATAACTACATGAACCCACATCAAGATCAACTATTACACATAGGTTGGAAACTGCTCTATGCTGTGTCTCTGGTATTCATATAGAAATATACCGCTAACTCAATTAGTATATAAAGGAAACAGGTATATATCGAATTTTAGATATATCTCTATTGTCGATCCTTTATATACTATAGCTACATATACATTTATATATGAGTCCTGTACAATATACTGGTAGTGAGATAGAACAGTCAGGTAGTTCGCAAGGCTCATAATAGGGGCAAGAGTGTAAGTAGGCCAACCTTGGATGATGGACACTGGAAACGGTGCTGAACGATTAATTCAAGGCTCTCACCATTCTCTCCAATGAGAAACCTTGAGGCGGTAATCCGGTTCCGGAGGTTCAAATCCTCCTCTCGCTACCTTTAAGTTATAGCTCTGTAGCTTAATGGTCAAAGCGGGTGGTTGAAGTCCACTTGTACCATGTTCGATTCATGGCAGGGCCACCATCAATGGGTGTGTAACTTAGTCAGGTAGAGTATCAGGCTCTTAACTTGAAGGTCGGGAGTTCAAATCTCTCCATGCCCGCCAAGTCAACTGGATGTAGCAAAATGGTTAATGCATTGGTCTGTAGAGCCAAAAGGTGCAGGTTCGAATCCCGCCATCCAGACCACAACACTTAAATATTATAAACGTTTTATAAACTTATGAAACCTATACTTGTCAAGAACTTAGATATAATTAGCTCATTAAAGACTAACAAAGAAGCATATAAAGAATTATATGATGCTTTATTGATAGAATGGAAAATTTTAGATGAAGCATACATTAAAGAATATCAAGATTATTCAATAAAATATGCTAGGAAAGAATTAACAGAAAACGATGATGAACCATGCCCTCCGCCAAAACCTGTTGACAGAAATAAAGATTACGATTTCTATATTGGATATTTAAATACAGATTTAAGAAGCAAATCAGCACAATTAGGACATCAAGAATTACACGAACAAGATTATAGAAAATTCTTCTTAGATGAATGGACTTGGACAGCAGGACATTGGAATAACGTAGCTTTCTACGCAAATGCTGTATCTGCGGATAGTATTGGAGTAGCCTCTATTAAATCTAGCTCCGCAAATGTAATACGTAGAGCGTATAGTGCATACACTCTTTAATTCCCTTTTTTCTAGTTAAATCTTATAAAAACCTTTATATATTACAGTCTCGCAATATTTATTAGTGAAAAACAATGCACATTGTACCACTTATGATATTAGGAATATGTTTATTATCAGCAGGGCTGTTAATATTTAGGAAATACACACAGTATCAAAAAGACGGAGAAATTTCTAACAGAGAAGGATACACTCTAGGAATAATGATCTTTTTAATAGCCGTAGTAGCTATCTTAGGAATGAATTCGTTTACAACAGTTGAAGTAGTGCATGCAAAGCTAGTCATTGACCCGATTACAGGTAAGATTGAAGGGCCTCATCTCGGAGAGAAATGGTTCTTTAGAGCACCTTGGACAAGAACAATGGATATTTACTATGCTACACTCAGTACAGAAATGTGGACAAACAACGAATTAGATATTGGTCATAAAGATAGAACAGGTGAATATTCAGCAGTTAAAGTTCTTAGTAAAGATGGACTTGATATTGAAGTAGACATCTTAATCAGATACAGCTTAGATCCATCAAAATTAATACAGTTATTCCAGAAATATCCAGACCTAATGTACGAGAGAAAAGCAATATCCTCAGTTGTTAGGGAAGATGTAAGAGATGTAATCAGTAACTATTTAACACTTGAAATTATTGAAGAACGTGAAACACTCAGCGTAGAAATGACACAAAAAATTGTACAGTCACTATCAACAACACCATCACTCGTAGGAGCACTTATAGATATACAAATCGACCTAAGAGACATCGACCCACCTGCATCATTCAAAACAGCCGTAGCTGAAAAGAAGAAAGCAGAGCAACAAAAATTACAGGCTGAACACGAAAGAGAAACAAAACTTATTCAAGCAGACGCAACAGCACAAGAATCTATACTGTTAGCATCAGGTTTAGCAGAAGCATCAATCATCCAAGCAAACGCAACTAGACAGGCACTTGAAACAATCACAACACAGATTCCGGCAGACATTTATTATAGTCTACAACAGCTAGAGAAAATTGCACCGTATGTTAAGTTCCTAATCTTGAATTCAGGCGATGATGGCGTACCTATTTACTACCAAGTACCCACCACACCTTAACCACAACCTTTTTATAAAACTCTATCCCTTTATTTATTTAATGAGCAACTCAGAAAAACTTATCGAATTTTGGACTAGAAAATTAGAAGAAGTATTTCCTAACAGATTGACAACAAGAAATGTTGTTATTAGAGGTGGTAATGGCGTTGAAAGACCTGTATTCACCATTGATAGAGCAATGCGACCTGAATTAGATGTGTTAGAGATTGTTGGACAATATCGACTAGGTGCAAGACAGATGGTAAATATGTTTGATTTAGAATCTAGAAATATGGATGCAATGGGAATAGTGACAGATTCAGCCGAAAGAATGGTACGTAGGGCTTTAGCAGGTAGGTTAATGCAGGATGCAGTAGACTTACTCAGAGAAGGATCTGAAAGATCAGGTCATATTATGGATAGAGAAATTTTAGTTACTACAAATATGCCCCAAAATATCGGTGCAGTTGTACATCCATTGATACATTCGATGTTATTATCAACACCACAATTCTTAAATATGAGAAGATCATAGAGTTATTGATATGGTTGTCGGGAGAATAGTCTCCGCTTTCTATAAAGCACAGAAAGGTAGGTTTCCAAGAGTACATTTTGCTATTAGAACGCCAGAAGGTAAAAAAGTATTTCCTGAACCAGTGTACGTAACTGAAAAGCCTTACTTTTATATTAGAGATGAAGACAGAGAAGTTGCTAGAGTTACCATGATCTTACTAGGTATGGACTTGGGCGAAGATTTTAAATTTGTTGAGACTGATTATAGTTTTGGCATGGCTAACGGAAAAGTTGTCAGAGTAGAGTTGTGGGAACCTTGGAGAATAGGAGGTTTAAAAAAGCTATTTAGAAAGAAAAGTATAGAAATATATGAAGCAGACATACCTTATATTAGGAGACTAAAGATAGATAATGATATCTATTCTGGTATAAAGATTGAAAATGGTAAGTTTTCAGCATATAATGGTGAATTACCAGCACCTAGAATGTTATACATTGACATTGAAGTAGACGATTCAAACGGTTTTCCTGAAACTCCCGGTGAGTTTTCAATTTTATGTATAGGAACAACCAATGATAAGGGAATAAACAAATATTTCACATGGCAGTGGCCTAATACCACCGAATCAGCTATGATGAAAGACTTCTTTGATTATGCTAAAGAATATGATTATTTGATTGTATGGAATAAAGACTTTGAATCAAAACATATACCTATGAGAGCGAGAAAATTAAATATCTGGGTAGAGTGGAAAATATTTAGATGGGTAGACTTGGCAGAATACTACAAGATGTACAATCTTCAGTCTCACTATGAAAAATTACCTTATGCTTATCAAAAAACATTAGGAAAATTTAGAAAGAAAATGAAAGATGCAGGCGTTATAAAGTATGAAAAGTTAGAAAGGCTCCCGAACTATTACAAGGCATGGAAGTCTAGCCCTGACAGGATGAGGGAAGTAAACATTTCACATGCCTATGCTTTATATGCTATGGAGACAGCGATGGAAGTCATAAAGCTATACTCCAGCGTCGCAGATGAAGTTGGAATATTCCCGGACTACACTCACTTAAATTCTCACATAGTAGATACAATGGCACTTAGAAAAATTAAGAACAGTAACAAGAGATGGATTATTAACTCATCAGGAGAATTCAGAGGTGGAAAGAAAGGATTCTCTGGAGCGGTAGTTTTCAAAGCAAAACGAGGAGTACACCCATTCGTGTTTCTGTTCGACTTTACATCACTGTATAATAGAATCATTCAATCTTATCTACTTGATCCAATTGCATATTTCCACTGGAAAGGAACGTTTACAGAAAACGGAGTAGATGAGTATATCAAGTTTGCGAGGACGTTTGGAGAAGTTTATGGTATCGAAGTAGAGTTTGAAGACGGTATAAAACGGCTACCCATTTTTCCTGCAATTCTACACCAACTAGAACAACGTAGAAACTTTTTAAAAGACGAAAGAAAAAAGCACCCTTACGGCTCACCACAGTATGAGATGTATGACTCTTTACAGAAAGCAGCCAAAGTAATTCTGCTGGCATGTTATGGAGTCCTTGGGATGTCTTCGAGCAGATGGGCAATTGAAAAGGACATACCTGAATCAATGATATTAGTTACCGACAATGTTAGGACACTAGAAGATATTGAAATTGATTACAGAGTTCCCAATAAGCCACAAGAAAAATTTGTAGGGATGGTAACTTATATTGCAAGGAGTGCGTTGATTGGTTCAAAGGAATTCTTCGATGAAGATAAGAATGTAAACGTAATATATGGCGACACCGATTCAGACTTTGTAAATCCTGTCGATTTGATTGATCCATTGAAATCATACAAAACACTCACCAAAGAGGATTTGGAAAAGCTCTTCGCTTTCGGTATGGAATACGGAGACAAGCTAGCAACGTTCTTCTCTGAACGATTCGAGGCAGGAATCGACATGAAACTTGAAAAGATATTCGATAGAGGAGTGTTTGGCAAAGTTAAAAAGCAATATTATTGTAGGACAATTTGGGATGAGGACTCAGGTTGGCAACTAGATGAAGATGGTAACTTAACATGGTATGAATATACTAAGGGACTCCCCCTTGTTCGTTCAGACAGAACGACCTTCTTGAAAAATACACAAAGAGGTACTTTAAAAACGATGTTAGATAATCCACAAGAATTAGAAGCAATGTGGTCTGTGTTAGCCGAGGACTTTTACAAAAACAAATACGATCACGAACTTATACTAAGGATTGGAATTAAAAGAAGACTTGAAACCTATATCAAAAACATAACACCTGTAATCCGAGCAGCTAGAAAGTTAGAAGCCAGAGGTGAAAAGATACGTCCCGGTGAAAAGGTGTCGTTTATAATACAAGACGTTGTAAATAAGAAAAAAGTATCTGAACCAATAGACGAAGGCTTAGAACCAAAAGACGCTGTAGCTATGTATCCACCTATCACGAAAGCCGCATTAGATTATTACTGGAAGGATAGAATATGGAAAAATATCAAGCCTTTCTTAGAGCTAGTGCTGACAGAAAGAGAAATTGTAAAGATAGAACTGGCGAAAAAGAGAATGAAAAGTTTAGATTCGTGGTTTAAACCTCAACCGTAACCTTTTTATATAAGAAATATATCATTATATACATAATGACTTTAAAAGATAATACTTCTGGTATTCTTTTGGATCAAAGTTCTGTAAGGACTATTGAAATTGATCTTCCGCTTTTAAATAGACAAAGAACTTACACATATATGAACAATGAAACCGTCATAAACGATATTTATGGCGAAACTATGTTCTTTGGCGACTGGCACCTTGGAAGCTCTGGATTTTCTAACAACTCTTTCAATGCCCACCTAACTTTGTTAAAACAGAACCCTCACATGAGAACTTTATTAACGGGAGACTACTTTGAATTTTCAGGAAAGACAAATTATATATCTGATGAAATCTTAGATATTGATGATCAGATTGACTTGTTTGTTAAGACTTTGAAACTTTTGAAACATCAAGTTATTGGAATTTTAGCTGGTAATCACGATAATCGTATTACAAAATATACTGGAATTAAAAAATACCTAAGACATTATGCTAAAGAAGCAGGAATCGATGTCGATAAAATATATATTGGAGATCCGCAAAGAGGAATAAATATATTTTTCAGTGCTGGAGACTTTGTTTATTCCGCATACGGCATACATGGAAGTACAAGTGCTTGGAGAAATAAAAACACACAGCTAAAAAGAATGGCTGTTGGTAGAAGACATACATTGTTATTCATGGGACATGTTCATCAAATCTTGTGGGAACCTGTATTGTATCTAGAACCTACAAACAAAGGTGAAGTAGAAGCACGATTACAATACTGGTTAGCAACTGGTGGATTCTTAAAAGATGCTTCATACGCAGAAGCAAAAAGCTATCCTCCTAGTTTAGTCGGTGCTCCTATTGTTAGATTCTTCGCTAATAAAAATGAACTTGACATGTGGACAATGCCATACAGAAGCCACTACATACAAGGCGGAACTACTCCTCTTACGGGAATAGAAGGAAGTAACTTTATCGCTCGAAAAGATGAACGGAAGCGAAAACAGTTTCCAGTTTTGAATACTTTGAGCGAAAAATATACACCAAAATCTAAAACATCGGTCTTACCTCCATAGAAACCTTTTTATATACCTTTTTTATAATATCTATTGAATTAACATGAACAAATATAATGTTAAAGCCAAAGGTGTAACTGATCTTTTACCTCACAAATATATTGGGATTAGTCAAGCTAAAGAAGCTAACCAGTTGACAGATGATAAAGAGCGAGCAGAACGATTCACTTACAGAGATAAAAATGGTATGTTATGCATTCCCGTTGAATGTATAAGAGCAACAATTATCAATGGATTTGTTGGAACTGCTGGGCCCAAGCAAAAAACTAAAACAAAGATGCACGTATCACCACGCATTAGAGTACAGTCTCTATCAGATTATGATCTTACCAATGTTCCTCTGATGCTTAATGGAGAACATATAACATCTTATGAAATAGATAGAAGAAGTTATTCTGCTGGAGGCAGAAGCGGTGGAATCAGAGATTTCTGTGTCAGAGCAAAAATTCCAGAGTGGGAAATAGAATTCCAACTAATATCCACAGTTGACATTTCAAAGAAAGATTTGAAATATAAACTAGATTTTGCTGGTTCAGATGTTGGCGTACTAAGTAATAGAGTAAATGGCTATGGTCGTTTCGAAATTACAAATCTTCAAAAAATCTAATTTTTTGATACAATAAAGTAGAGTTTAGTGAAGTCTAGTGTAGTGTAGTGCAGCCAAGTAGAGTGTAGTGCAGCTAAGTCTAGCAAAGTACAGTAAAGTGTAGTGCAGTATAGTCGAGTTTAGTGAAGTAGAGTGCAGTTAAGTCAAGTAAAGTACAGTAAAGTAGAGTGCAGTGAAGTTGAGTCGAGTGAAGTGGAGCATAGTGAAGTAAAGTAAAGTTGAGTGCAGTATAGTGGAGTTCAGTAGAGTGAAGTAAAGTACAGTCTAGTAAAGTTTAGTTCAGTAAAGCGAAGTTAAGTGGAGTGAAGCAGAGTAAAGTCAAGTAGAGTACAGTAAAGTACAGTCAAGTACAGTGAAGTAAAGTTCAGCGTAGTCTAGTGGAGTGAAGTTGAATTTAGCATTAGTTCAGTTGAGCTAAGTTAAGTGTAGTCGAGTAGAGTAAAGTTGAGTGAATTAAAGTACAGTACAGTAAAGTGAAGTGAAGTCAAGTAAAGTCAAGTAAAGTAAAGTGTAGTGGAGTATAGTGAAGTATAGTAAAGTCTAGCGAAGTTGAGTCGAGTGAAGTTTAATAGAGTTAAGTACAGTGGAGTATAGTTCAGTTAAGTGGAGTATAGTTTAGCGAAGTAAAGTGTAGTCAAGTACAGTAAAGTGAAGTAGAGTCCAGTATAGTGAAGTAAAGTGTAGTATAGGAATCCTTTTATACTACCTTTTATTTATATATAACACTAATGAGTTTAACCTCCGATGATCTAGCACCTGACCAGATGGAAGAGTTGCTAAGACTACAAACAGATCCACCGTATCTGTACGACAAATTTTTCGCAACAGAAGATGAACCTTTTCCTTTTGTATATCAAACAGAAGTTTTAAGAGACGTTGCTAGTAAAAAATTTACCGAGTTAGTTATCCTGAAAGGCAGACAAATTGGTATGTCTTGGACTATGGGAATTCTTGCATGTTGGTATGGTATTATGAACCCAAACAAGACAATTTTAGTAGTAGCGTTCAACTTAGACCAAGGACAGATTATATTAAATTATTGTAAACAGTTTTTATCACGGCTCAAAGTTTTAGGTGTCCACAGTTTATTCGTAGATGGTGCTAGTGCAAGAGAGATTAGATTTACAAACGGTAGCAAAATCAAATGTTTCGGATGTACAGTCCCGGACGCTTATAATGTTCGTGGGCAGAAAGCAGACTTACTTTTAGTAGACGAAGCCGCATTTATCTATGATAGAATGTTCCCATCAATCACACCAACGACAGCAAACACAGGTGGAATTACAGTATTCTTATCTACTGCGGGTTCAGTTGGTTCATATTTCTACAGAAAATGGAGTGAAGGTAACAGAGCAAACGAATGGAGAAGAAAGTTAAAGAAAGGTTTTGAAATAGAAATAGATGAAAAAGACATACCTAGTATCAAATCTTATACTATACCTTCAATTGAATGTAAGAGATTAACTCCGAAAAAATTAGAAGCTGAAAGGCGTGGTCTAGGCGAGATGAAATTCAAAAGAGAATACGAATGTATGTGGGCAGGTACAGCAGACCAAGTATTCATGAGAATCCCAACATACACCATGACAAAATCTATTACAAAATCAAATAGAATGTGCTTCGGAGGCATAGATGTAGGTAAAGTAAATGATCCTACAGTTCTTATGATCATTGAAGTATATATGGCTGAGATGAAAATAATACAAGAAGGCGTTAGAATGAGTGTTCAAGTACCATATAGAGTCATACATGGGAAATCGTGGGAACGTGCAACTCAGAAGGAAATTGCCGTAGATATTGCTACAAATATACATCCTCGTTTTCCGTGTAGATTGTACTCAATTGACGCTACGGGAGGATATGGAGAAGAATTACTAGGTACTTTGATAAACTTCGAGTTAAATTGTCGTGGACTTAAAGTTAAAACTAAAATGAAGAATGAAATGATGTTAGGAAGCCGAGCAATTAAAGGATTGTCAGATGCTTTCCAAGAAGAATTGCTTTGGGTCAACAATGACGTTAATGACATCGTATCAACAGAACTTCTCTTTGAATTAAATGCTTATGTTGGAAAGCTCCGGGCTACTGGTCTTTATGTATTTGACTCAGTTATTGACCGTGATCACATGGTCGATGCCCTTGCTCATGCATGGTCAGCACTCCAAGCTGGAGCATTTGATCCCTATTTATCAATAAAAAAGAGCAAATTTTAGGTAGTTTTGGGTAAAGCAAAGTTTAAATATAGGTATCACGTTGATCATTAGTAATGTCCGAAGAAGATATTGTTACATTTTCAAAAGATGCTTGTCTAGGACGACTAAATGATGAAGAAGTCGGAGACACAATTTATTTTTTGAGAATTGAGAGAATAGGAGATAGAAAATTAAGATCAAATATCCAAACCGAGAGTGGAAAAGATGATTGGAATTTAATCGGTGGATATGTACACACAAAAATTGAAGATTTATTAACAAAATTAACCAAGAAAAATAGTCCAATAGCTGAAGAAATATGTGATCAATTTTTCATGGCAGATGGATTAGACGCTAGTATGAAACAACGAATAAGATTAATTGCAGGTAAAGTTCAACAAGAGTGGATGAACAAACCATTTTTTACTGACGATACAGGCGGAGTAATGGAACCGTTAATCAATGAAGAAGATTTTAATAGACACAAGTTACGTGCAATGGAAGATGCTGAAAAGATTTTATCATCGCCAGATCCATCAAAAGGAGTTTTAGAACACCTTCATAATCTTATTGCCGGAGAAGATAACAATAAAATGTTAGTTTTTACTCTTGCCATTACTGGTAAGGTTAGAAATAAGAAAAAGAAAGCAGTTATTTGTGCTTTACATGAAGCTGGTGCAGGAAAAACATGGACTTTGAAAAATATTGCATCGTTATACAACACCCACGAAGCTTCACACTTAACTAAGAAAGCCTTAAATTATATGGCTGAACAGTTGAGAGGAGTAGTTGATGAGAATGGTAATCAAGTACCGCCAGATGAAGTAAAACCAAAGGAAATCTTATATCTACAAGAATTAGGATTGATGGATCAAGAAGCTGGTGGTACAGGAAACGCAAGTATTAAAGGATTATCTACCGATGATGGTGGACTTATTACTACATATACTATCAGAGACGATAACGGAAGATTCAGAACAGTTACAGTTAGAACAGATCCAATTACAGTTCTCACAAGTTCAACAAGAACAATGGCTCAGATAGATCCACAGTTTGTTAGAAGATATTGGGTATATTCTCCTGACGCTTCTTATGCACAGACTATCAGAATCAAAAAATTCCAAGTTAGAAACAACATACAAGAAGACGATGTGATGCTAAATATCAGAGAATATACTGATTTAGACTATTCAAGATGGGTTCTTAAATGTGTTGTTGATGGGTTAGAAGAGAAATATATTGTAGTACCATTCCACGCTAGTATTTATGACATCATGGATCTACAACAAATTCGAGTACGTGGTGACTTTGCTAAGATTAAAATTCTACTAGAGATGTATGGTACATTGAATTTTAGAAACTTACCATTTAAACAGTTTGATGATAAAATTGTATATTTCTTAACACCTGAAAAGGCATTGGATATATTGCTAATTGCGAGACAATCTTTGATATTCATGGCAAGAGATACTGAACAGAGAACATTTGACTTTATAGATATATTGTTACAGATGGGATATGAAAAACCAGATGATATCGGTATGAATATAATAGACTTGGATGCACAACAAAAAATAATGAAGAGAATGAAGAAGAGTCGAAAATCATTATTGAGATACTTTAAAGATTTGGTTGAGATAGGATTTGCAAAGGCTGAAACCACTGGTACGTCTACCTCATATACATTATTAATGAATCCATTAGAAATGTATGAATCTCTTTCTGCATATAAAAACTTAGATAGTTATGATGAAATTGAAAAGATATACAAGAATATGATTGAAGAAGCTAACCTTTCATTTGAAAGGCGTGGATATGATATCAGATATCACGTAGATTATTCTTATCTAGCAAAGTATGCTGGATTAGGAGTAGCAGCAAAACTTTTAAACTCTTAAATTATTTTAATCCATCCGTGAGGGTATTTGTCCACGTACATGTCCCATTTGGGACATTTTATTCTATTTAGAACACTTTAATAGACAAACTAGGGTACGGATGGATGATTATTTAGAAAGATTTAAATATTAGTAATACTAACTATTATTACTAATGCCTTTAAGGGAACCTAGGTTAGAAGAAGATAGACAACGAATCAATGTATTGTTGGGTTGGTCTGGAGTTACAATTGGCTCGATATGTAAGTTTATAAGAAACGTTGCAGAGGCTTCTTCTGTTAAAATAAATCAAAAATTTGTATATAATAGAGGTCATGTACAACTAGAAGACACTGATCGCAGACCTAGAGACTGTTTTATAATCAGTATATGGAGTCATTCTATTGATTCTAAAGACTCTGAGTGTCTATTTCAACAACCAGTCCCTATAAAATTAAGATTTACCGACTAACCAAAACCTTTTTATAGTCGGAAATTATAAGATTTCACATGTCGTACTCTCTGTGTGAACCAGATATTTCCACATTTTTAAATCAATGGTTCGGAAATGGTGAATTCCAATTCGGATTAAAGAGAGGAGTTAGATGTCAAAACGTAGATGAAATAAAAAGATTCATGTACAGGTCTAGGTTAAGTGGTGAGCCAGCATTTCATTCAGTTCAGCCACGTTTAAGAATTGAAAAAGTTTTCTGGGAATTTGATACAAAACTTGAAGCAAAAAAGTTTACATACGATTCACCATTGTTAGATAGTGTTTGGGATCAGGCACATAAACTTGCTACAAAAATAACACAGTTAGGTGCAAAACCTTTACTTGTATATTCAGGTAATAGAGGATTTCACGTTTGGGTATTTATGCAATCAGAGAAAGTATTTGCGTATGAAGAGAAAGATTTTTACAAGAAAGGTACAACAGAAATCGATTACATTAAAAAAGTTTTGATAGGATCTGCATACAAAGGTGTGCTTATGGCTGTCTTGGGTAATTTAAAAGATTATCCCAACTTTGATAGGATGCCTACAAACATTAATTCAATGGCGAGGATACCTTTTTCATGGCATCAAAAATCAGACAATCAATGTGTTCCGTTGACGATGGATAGAAAACCATACATACCAAATCTAGTAGATATTATATCTAAACCATTACCCAAGTCTTTAGTAGATTCATGGATAATTAGTTTAGAAGGCATTGAAGACACCGATGATTACAAGAGATTTAGAGATAGAAAATTAAAATCATTGGAAATAAAGGATTGGAATATCAGAGAATCTATTAAATCAGCCCTTTCAAAAAATGCAACTCATTATGTCAGATTAGCGTTCCTATTAGATGCTATTTATGCCGGATGGTCTGATGAACAAATACATGATGCAATGAAAAGCGTCTCTGATAAATATGATCCACAACTCACACAATATCAAATATCACATACTCGAACACAAGTAGAATTAACAGGAGTCTTACCTATATCCTCACGAAAATTGATAGAGTGGGGTATTAAAAAAGAAAATGTGTTTCTTAAAAAGAAAACACTTGATATATCACGGGTATTAAAAAGTAGTACAGTGAAAAATGCGGTGGAATAAATGAATCTAAGACTGTTAGATGTAATTATAGATGAAAGAGCCAGAGACGGTACATGGTGTAGATTACCATATTATAATCATCCAAATGGATGTCCTAATCTTGACAAGAGAGACACATGCCCGACTAAGGCTCCAAAATTCGAGGATATATTAGATCCTCCATATTATGCTGTTGTTGAAACATTCGATTTGTTACATCATGCAAGACTTATGAAATCTAATCATGCTCATTGGTCTGATAAGCAATGTAGAAATGTTTTATATTGGCAAGGTCGAGTTAGAAAGAACCTGAGAAATAAATCACAGAATATGAAGTGTTTCTTAGAGGAATCCTTCGGAGTTGAATTTTTAATTTTAGAAATACCTGAAGCAAATGGTGTAAATATGTTTGCGACGATGGCAAAAACAGGATTGATGTTAAAGTCTAACCCAGATACGGTTCATAAAATAATGATAGTAGGTAAAAAGAAATGAATATAAAAGAATTAATAGAGTGGTCAGACAAAGTAACAGATGCTTTCCAAAATATAGGAGATATTAGATACACTTTTGAAGATGTTATGAGACATCATGGAGACGAACTGCGAGAGTTTGCCGATGAACGATATATATATTCAGTAATGACTAATGCGAACATACCTAATGATGCTAATAAGAAAAAATTAATTGATGAATTTTGGGATTGTATGTTTACCGTCTTAATGTATTTATCGATAGATGAAGCTAAAAGTATAACTCATGAAGAATGGTTGGAAGGTTTCAAGAGAACAGTGATAAAAGTTAATGGGAGAGCGATGACGAATGGATAGAACAAATTTAAGAAAAGGATTGTATAGAACATTTGATGAAATCTTGGTAGATTTAGGAGCAGATGGGTATCAAGAACCAACCATAACAATACAGGCTATTAAAGATAAATCAATGCACATACTTGTCAGGACAAGACAAGTTATAGGTGGCGATGGTGATTGGGAAGTTCACTTAATCGTTGAAAACGGAAATTTTCCTAATAAAAAGCGGGCGTAGCAGGGAATCGAACCCTATCCTTGAGGATCACAACCTCCTATGCACCACTTTCGTGCCAGTTACACCTCTAGCCCAAAGATTTATATACGTGCTAATATATAAGAGTTACGATGATACTTTACTCAATCCGACGACATGTTAGTAAACATGTGTGGGATCGTAGCGGTAAAATCATGGGAAGAGTCTATGATTATAGGATATCTAAAAGAAGATTGTCCGGATTAATTATGAATTCTGAACGAGATGCGTTTTACAGTCCTTGGATATCTTATGACGGTACATTTTATTGTGACTGTCAAGGGTATGAAGGTTCCGACAATATATGTAGCCATATTTTAGCATTGTTAAAAAAGGCTGATTTTGAAGGAGACGATGTAAGCCCGTTTGTAAATGGGTTGAATAAAGTTCCTAATGAGGTAGAAGATATGAAATATGAAACACAGTTAAAATGTTACGATGATTTGTTTGGCGGTTTACGTACAGGACAAATTTCTGGTGTAGTATCAGCACCAGAGGTAGGAAAAAGTCTGCTCATTGCTACGTTAGCGGTAGACATGATGAAGAATCATGGAAAGAACGCATTAGTCATTGATACAGAAGGTGGATTCACAGCAGAGTGGTTAGAAGGTATTGCTGAAAGATATGGATTAGAAGAATTTGATGTTGTCAACATAAAGTGGAGAGTTAAAGTTGAAAGACGAGGAGGTACTGCGGAACAATTAGTACCTATGACTAATGAACCAAAATACCTGAAAAAAGAAGACGGTACAAGAGGAAAAATGACTAGAAAATCTACATTTGATTACAAAAAGTTTAAACTTCCAAAAGAAACAGATAAACCTACGGTGTATATTTACAATGCAAGACATGCAGTTCAAATATATCCGTTTTTTGGTAGACCACAAATGATGAGGATCAAAGGCGGAGTAATTGAGCCTACAGAATATGGTGCAATGACATCTATCTGGGATAGTCCTGTTGGTATGCTTGTAGATAAGAGAAATATAGGATTTGTTGCACTAGACTCAATCTCTACTCCAATGGAAAGTCTGTTCACAGGTGGACAGATTAACTTCCGTACAAGAGGAAAAGCACAATCAGTTCTATTTGGAAGAGCACAAGATTTGGTAGATGAATATCCTGTTGTATTTATGACAACTGTACATGCAACAATTAATCACGCTAATGAATATGCTAAACCACAACATACTGGTGGAAAATCTATTTTACACAACGTAAAATGGGTAGCTTATCTAGAAAAATATGAAGGTAAAGCTGTAGCAAAAGCAGCCGGATTAAACTTTAGAAATCTCCGGGCAATGTACGTTTACAGACATCCAATGAAAACTCCTTGGGAAGATAAAACATATTGTCAAACCACTGGTCAAGGTATTCAAGATTTTGATAGGAGTGCATACGTAAATGACTGAATTTGAACAGTGTCCTAGTTGCGGTTCTGATACAGATCAAGGTATATTTACTTGCGAAGATTGTGGATGTTCTCTATGTGAAAGCTGTGAGACTGAACCTTATCTTTGCGAGGGATGTGTTGACGCAAGATCCGATAAAGAAGATCCAAACATTTAAATACTCCTTTTTTTATATATGTTTTGACGGGTTAGCCAAGTCTGGCCGTAAGGCGTTACACTGCTAAGCAGGACGAAACTCGAAAGCAGGGCGATACTTGAATCAGAACGAAACTGGAACGGTCTGCACAGAAATGTAATCACTCCGTAACCAATCGGAGTGCAGGGGTTCAAATCCCCTACCCGTCGCCAATCAAAGAGGTATGATGTATGGGAACTACTGGATTTAGAATTGAATATTGGAAACGTGAACAGAAAAAAGGAGAATCACATAGTACGTTGAGACTTGTTAAATATCAACATTCAAGCTCTGCAATAGATATAGGAACGTATGCTAAAAACAAGATGAAAGAGATGGATGCTAGAGATCAAATTATAATTAAAAAAGGAAAATTAGTAATTAATTTCGAGGAAAAGTAAATGGAAACATTCACAGTTATGATTGGAGATAGATCATGTTACAACAAGTGTATGGTCTGTATATCTAATATGACACCCGAAGTAGGTATTACGAGAGAATTCAATTATTCAAAATTTATAGACGCTGTACGTATAGCCAAACGTAGAGGATGTAAAAATGTACTTATTACTGGTAAGGGAGAACCTTTATTATTCCCCAATACTCTTAGTCGGATTACTGAAAGATTACATGATGAAAGATCATTTGATCGTATAGAATTACAGACATCAGGATTCCCGTTCAATATTGATGAATTTGAAGAATATGCTACACACGGATTAGATTTAGTTTCACTTAGCATTTATCATTTCAACCATAAAAACAGAGATATTTATAGAAACAATATCCGTGATGTTGCCGAGATGATAAAAGACCTTAGAGATATTGGATTAGAAGTTCGACTGTCTTGTAACATGGCTATGGGTTATATTGATGATCCTGTTGATGTTTCAAGATTGATAGATTTTTGTAAGGTCAACGATGTCATGCAACTCACTCTTAGAGAATTAGGAGCACCCAATAACATAGTTGATACGAAACTTGCCAGAAAGACTAAAGGTTATGTAGATACATTTAGAGTTAGAAAAATTAATAAAATTTATGAATATCTCAACGATGAGGGACATCTTTGTTATACGATGCCACACGGAGCATTGGTTTATGAAGTTGATGGACAGAATATTTCAATAACAACATGTCTCGACACTGAGCCTAATAGACACTTGATCTATTTACCTAGCGGAATTCTCACGACAAGTTGGGAATATGTAGCAGGAAATAGGATTCTTTAGTTATTTTTTTATATAAATTAGCTATCATAACATTTATATACTACATATATATATGTATATGTTGCTATGAGTTGGATAACTGGAGCAAAAAGAACATACCTGCCAAGCCTTCAAATACAAGGTGACGCATTTGCTGTTGTTGAGTTTTTAGAAGAACCAGTACCTCAAAATTTCGGAACTAAAAAAGTTACCAGAGATAAGATTGAGATAGAAGTCCCAGACATTAGAGTTAGGGCTAAGGTTCGATATTTAAGCGGAACATGCAGAAGCAAGCAAAGTAAGCAAGATTCACTACCTGCGAAAGCTGGAAATGAATACACGCTTTGGATAGGATCTGTTCTTTCTGGAAAAATTTTAGATGCACTAAATTGGAATGATTCAAATAGTGCACCTGAATTAATAGGAACACAATGGAGAGTTTGGAGAGGAGCAGTAGGATCTTTCGGAAGAAGAGTCTACGAAACTGAAATAGTCTCTGTTGAAGGATATGAACCACCTGCACCACCTACACCGGAGGATCAGGATGCACTTCTAATAGATTCGTTGAAAAAAGCAATCATAAGATTAGCAGATATTGACACGGTTACTTGGTACAATTTCTGTAAGGAAAAAGGAGCCAAAGATGAAGCCGATGCAATCAGAATTACTAAGCTAATGGAAGAGCAAGGAATCGTAAGAATCGAAGCAACACAAATATTCTATATAGAACCACCACAGTAGAACACAACCATGTCAGCTAAAAATTGGAGCAACCCGAACGCCAAAGGCATTCTAATAGGTTTACACCTATTACCTACGCCTATTGTTGAACACATGAGAAGAACAATTGGTGGAAGACCAGCAATTGAAAATGTGTATCACGTTACAGAACTTCTTTACTGTTTGCGAAAAGCATACAATAGAAGAATATACAGTAATGGTGATGGATTTGACAATAGCAGTTTGTGGAACATATATAGAGGAACTACATTTGATTATAAGTTTTCACCTCTATTTGACATTAATCAAAAGACATATCACATAACAAAAGAACATTTAACTATTACAGGTACGTTGGACTTTGTATGGATAGATGAAAAGAACTTCGATCCGATATTATATGACTTGAAAATGCCGAAGAATACTTTCTACAAGAAAAGTTCTGGAGCAGGAAAGTTCTATACTGAACAAGTACAAACATACCTAGCAATGGCACACGCTAATAACGAATTAATGCATGTACATAGAGCAAGAGTATTAATGTTAGCAGATGATCTTGTAATACAAGAAGTACAAGAGAATGATGAAATATTAAACTATCTATGGGAAAGAGCATTCATATTAGATGATGCAGTAAAGACACATAAAACTGATCCACTGGAACCATTAACAATAGTGGGCCCAGAAGAAGAGTGGGAATGTCGAGAACCGTTCTGTCCCGGAGATTTGCTATATCGATTAGAATGTAAAAAATATCCTAAATAACCCTTTTTTTATTATAATTACCGAAATACTTTTATATCAGGACTTCCTATAAGTTATTAATAATATGAAGATTATGCTAATGTCGGATTCTTGGCACACCATTTCTGGTTTTGGTACTGCCTCACGAAATCTTGCTACATACTTGCATAACGTAGGTCATGATGTTTATTATTTAGGATGGCAAACGTTTGGGCAAAAACAGATAGCAACATTTCACGATAAAATTCTTGGATTTAAAGGTTTACCCAACGTTGGAGGTAAACAATTTGGACAGGATGCTTGGAAATACTGGCTTCCTAAGATAGAACCAGACGTTTTCTTATGTCTTTCAGATTTCTGGATGCTTTTAGAACTCTTTAAACAAAATGAGATTCCTTATCCTTGGCTTATGTGGTATCCTATAGATGGATTCCCTGTAACAGACCAAATGCAAGCTATGTTAAAGAAACTTGACTATAGAGTTTGTATCTCTGAATATGGAGGTAAATTAGTTAAAGACATGGGAATTTCTACAGGAGTAGTACCTCACGGATGTAACACTGATGTGTTTAAACCTTACCACAAAACTGTAATTAAAAGTATGAAGAGAAGATTAGGTATTCCTGAAAATAAGTTTGTGATTGGTCGTGTTGACAGAAATCAAAGCAGAAAAAAGGTTCCGAGACTAATCAGAGCCTTTATAAAGTTCCGTAAAGATTACCCAGACAGTGTTTTATATTTACACATGGATAAGAGAGATACCCAAGGGTGGGATCTTGAGTACATTGTGAAAAGAATGGGACTGATAGAGGGTAAAGATGTATTCTTCCCACCATCGGACATGATGGCTAACTTTATGTATGGAGTTCCTGAAGAGGAATTAGCACATATAATGAATGTTATCGACATACACGGTTGGACAACAGGTGGAGAAGGATTCGGACTTACGGGACTAGAAACAATGGCTTGTGGTACTGTCAACGTAGCTACAGATTACACAACTCCTCAAGAAATTTTTGGAGATTGGACATGTGGACTACCAATTAAGGTTGAAACATTTGAAATCGGAAATGCTGGAGTAGATAGAGCACTTGTAGATATCGATGATTGCTACGGCAAGATGAAATATCTAAGAGAGAATCTAGATGAAATGAAAGCACTCAGCGATGCAGGAGTCAAGCGGGCGAGAGATGTCTATGATTGGCAAATAATCTCCAAAGGATTCGATCACTGGATGAGGGATAATATAGTATGATAGACTATATACCTGTACGGTCAGACCACTTTGCGGAAATGGCAGCACTGTTAATTACCAAAAGAGACAGGGATGTGTTAAACGCTTTCATAGAACTATTACCAGAAAACGTAAAACTAAACAACACTCATTTTAATAACATAAGAATGGCTTCACAACTATCTCCGGGAAATACACTAAAACATCTTGATGAACTTATTGAAGTCTTAAAAGAAGAGGATAGATGGGAATGAAAATATTAGTTCAAAATCCATACATGAAAGCTGGTGGTGCAGAATCCAGAATCAGAACATTACTACAATCTCTAGTTCGTAGACCAGATATAGATCAAGTACACTTTATGTTCAAAGGAGATCAACCCATACATCAAGTAGAAGCTGATGGAAAGTTTCATTACTGGCAAATTCGACCAAAGACAACTAAAGAAATGACCAAGAAAGTAATCAAAGACTTTGACATCGATATTGTACAGCTACATAACAATCAATTTATAGGCACTGGCGGAATTGAATATGCTCAGAAACTAGGAATCCCTACTGTATGGATAATGCACGATTTTTGGCCCTTATGCTCTCAAAGATTCATGACTAAAGTTTGGGCTGCTGACAGTTCAGAACTATGTTATGACTTAAATATGTCTAAATGTCAAAAATGTGTAGGTAATTATCAAACACTTTTAACCAAAAGACAGAGGGATATCATCAATAAATGTGATGTAGGTATAGTTCCATCGGAAAATATTAAGAGCATATTTGAAAGAAACGATGTCTTAAAAGGAAAATTGAAGATAATCAAGCCTTGGATAGACTTGGGAATCTTCGCTCCTGATCCAAGTATAAATAGAAAACCATTTCAAATCTTATTTGCAAGCGGAAACTATATTCCTCACAAGGGAATCAATGTTTTACTAAAGGCTTGGGAATATGTTCAAAGAAGATTACCACAAGCAAATCTCATAGCAATCGGAGATCAAAGATGTGCAAATGAAACCATATCTAAAGCAAAACAATTACAATTACAAAATGTAAACTTCTTGAATAGGGTAGAACAATCACAGCTTAAAAGATTTTATAATGAATCTGCACTAACAATATTCCCTTCAATATGGGAAGAAACCATAGGGTTAGTTTGGATAGAATCTTTAGCTTGTGGAACACCAGTTATATGTTCAGATACAGGTAGCATGAAAGAATTGCTATTGTTCGGTGGCGAAATGTTTGAACCTAGAAACCACGTAGCATTAGCAGAAAAAATAGTAGATTTATTATTGTCTCCGAGCAAAAGAAACATCTACGCACAGCAAGGTCACAAATATGTAACTACAAGTTTTCAACCAACTAGAGCAGCCAATGACTTTGCACATCTTTATTATAAATTAGAGGTAGAAAAAATTGACAAAGATAACAAAAGCGGAATTAAAAAAGAAAATTGAGGGAGTAATGGAAATTGCTCCTTATATCAATACATCCAATATGCATAGAGCATTATTGGAAAAATATCAATACGTGGATATTGAAGAAATAATGGATGAAATAGATAAAGAGAAATTAGCTTCTCTTATGAAAGCACCTGCGACTATCATGGTCAAAGGTAACAAATCCCTTGAAGAAGTGGTAAAAAATGCCGAGAGGAAGAAAAAGAAAAAGCTCGAAGAAGAACGAGAAAAAGAAAAAGATAAATGAGCGTGTGCCAGAAGCAGAAATGCCCAAGACACAAGCACTCTTCTCAGAAGAGCAGTATGGACTTAGCTTAATGGAAAGTTTCATGAAATCTGATATGGATATGATAGCCATAGCTTATAGAGTTCCAACTGGAGATATGGGAAGAGAAGATGTCACAAGAAGGTATCGTAGTCAAATGATTTCGGCACTACAAACATTAGGTAAGAGGAGAGGATTAGTAATATCAGTTCAACACATTCATTTTAGAGCTTTACCTATTGGAGAAGATACCATTATAAAAGCATTTGCGGTAAATAAAAATATAAATAAAGCAAGAGATAATAAACCGCTTGAGAAAAAAGAAAAAGATGTATTTGATTGGAAAGTGAACGTATGAAAATATTAGCAATAGGACATAGTATAGCCCACTATCGACAAAGAAAGATGTGGGAAACGATAGCAGAACAGGGACACAAAGTTGATACTGTTGTTGTTCCTAGATACCAGAACGAGGTATATGAGGAAATTGTTAAAGGCTCTTTCCATCAACACCTAGTTCCGGCATATAACTCAGACAATAATAATTTTTGGTATTTCCCTGCTTTACATGATTTAGTCATGAAGCTGAAACCAGAAATTATTTTCTGTATGCAGGAACCTTGGACTTATGCGGCATATCATGCTATGAATGTAGCAAAGATATTCGATATTCCTTATGGGTTCTTTACTTGGGAAAATATTCCTAAACCTTGGCCCCAACCTTGGAGGAACATTGAAAGTGAAGTCATTAAAAATAGTGACATAGCTGTAGGTGGAAACAAAGATGCATGTGAAATTCTTGTACTGAAAGGTGCAAAGCATGTAGCAAAAGTATTACAATCAGGGTTAGATCCAAATCTATTCTTCCCTGAACCAGAGTTACAGTTTGAGGAAAAACTAAGACCTAAAAGAATACTGTTTGTAGGTAGATTAACTGCCGCTAAAGGTATAGATATAATTCTAAAATCATTTGACAAATTACCAAAAGATGAGTACATACTCAGATTTGTTGGTGGTCGAGGAGAACAAGAAGGACTTATTAGAAAGCACCCAGAATTCGGTAAAAGAATAACACTAGAACCTTGGACACAATATGAAAGATTACCAGCAATTTACAATTGGGCAGATGTATCACTTATGACTTCCGTTGATCAACCAATGTGGATTGAACAATGTGGATATGTCGTAGGAGAATCATTGTTATGTCACGTACCTGTAATCACATCATTTAGTAAGAGTATTCTTGAACTTTGGAAGATGCCGGGAGTATTCTTTACACCACAGGGAGACGTAGACTTATTAGCAGATACACTAACACACGAAGAACTATTTAACAAAGAACTGCCGAAAAAAGGTAGACAAGCAGTAATAGACAACTACTCAGTAGAAAAGATAGCACAAACATATATAGATATATTCGAGGCAACAATATGAGTATGGATAAAGTGGAAGACACAAAAGTATCATACATGTACTCTGCTAGAAACCCGATTGAAATAGTCGAAGACGGAGAGACAAAACTTATTTATGATGTTAAAACTAAAGATTTTACTATAACAAAAGAATTAAAGTTTAAAATACTACACGCAATTGGAAAAGCACATGGAGAACTAATGGAGATTCCATTTATTATTTTGATTCCTCAAAAACTTGTGAAACATGGATTGTCTAAATATGTCAAATCATTTTTAAAATTTAGAGGACACAAATTATACATAGTTCCAACAATTAAAGATATCATAGTTTATGAAGATGGGTGGTTATTTAAATGAGTGAAGAATTTAAGAGTATAGTCGTAAAAGATGGTTTAGAATATTGTCCTCATTGTGAAAAGCATATTGGTTATACTATTGATTGGATTGAACGAAATACTGTCGGTGTAAAACCTAAGAAAATTCTAAAATTTAAAATGGTGAGAATAGAATGAGTGAAGAAAAACCAATATTAACAGTATGCCCAGAGGCATATCCCGGAACAACATCTGTACTTAAACACTACAGTGTATCAAATTTAGTAGAACACAGTGATGAAATATCACCACAAACAGTAGAGGGAAAGAAGCTAGTCATACTTGGTGGATGGCATCCTATCTATTACGAAGCTGTTAAGAAAATTCATGCTGCCAACGTACCGATAGGAATGTTCTGGACAAGTTCAGTAGGACAGAATGACTTTTCAAACAATGGAATAGAAATATCATTTATACACATAATCACAGATATGCTCAACTCAGGAATGGTTGATAAATTATTTGTAGCTACACCATCAGTTAAAAGTATGTATGATCAAATAGTTGATCCTGAGAAGGTTATACTTTTACCATACGCTTTTGATTGGGATGACGTTCAAAAGAGCCTTAAACCAGACGTTCCAGTAGGGGATGATTGGGTAGATTTATTCTGTCCGGGAGACACTAGAAAGAATATTCTAGTTCAGACACTTGGAACGAAATTAGCAGGTGGTCACTTACATTACAGTGGATTAAAACCAAGATATAAATGGTTCGCAGATTTAATTAAATCTAAATACACAGACATGGGATGGATGGGAAAACCCGATCCATATTACACAGCAGTTCAAACTATGAAGTTAGGTTTACAGGTAACTTACGCTGAAACATTTGACTACGTAGTAGCAGAACACTTTGCATTGAAAAGACCTTGCTTAATTTCGACAGTAATGACACAATGGGTAGACAACAAAAGACTTCTAAAGGATATCCTAGTTCATAATCTTGACGAACCGCTAGAAGTAGCAGAAAAAATCGAACATGTGTTAAATATGAGCAATAAAAGATGGAAAAACTTAAATAATAGATGCCACTCTTTTATGAAAGATGAAGCTAAAAAGAGAAATGATATCGCTACTGAAGTGCTCAGAGGAGAAGTAGAATGAATATATTAATTACCGGAGGAGCCGGATTTATCGGATTTGCATCTGCCGTTGAGTTGATAAACAAAGGGCATGATGTTACTATTTTAGACAAAGTTGTTGGCGGTAGAAATGAACTTAATTGGAACATGGCTAAACAAATGGGTATTCCTAGAATTCATGCTAACATCAATGACTTGAATATTTTACCAGAATTAATCAATATTGGTAAAGATTTTGATGCAATTTTACACTGTGCCGCACAAACAGCAGTTACACATTCATTGGAAGATCCTAGAGCAGACTTTATAGACAATGCTAGAGGAACATTCGAAGTGTGTGAGTATGCTAGAAAGAACGATTTGGCAATACTGTACACCAGTACAAATAAAGTATATGGTGAAAATCCAAACAAAGTACAACTTGTTGAACAAGATACCAGATATGAATATGGCAATCCAAAATTTTGCATCGATGAAACATTCTTAATTGATCTGACAGGACATACACCGTACGGTACATCAAAACTTACAGCCGACCTCTATGTTCAAGATTATAGATACACCTATGGATTACGAACACTCGTATTTAGACAGAGTTGTATCTATGGAACTAGCCAACAAGGTACTGAAGATCAAGGATGGGTATCTCACATGGTTAAAAGTTGGGTAAATAGAAAACCAATAAAAGTTTTCGGAAATGGTAAACAGGTAAGAGACATGCTCCACGTAGATGATTTAACTGATTTAATAATTAAAGGTTTAGAATCTGATAGGTCAGGAGTCTTTAATGTTGGTGGAAGTCTACTAAATACAATATCAATATTAGAATTATTTGAACTTCTTAATAAACTAGCTCCGAGAGAGGATGCGTATTCGTTCTTCCCTTGGAGAGAAGGAGATCAGAAAGTCTTTATATGCAACATTAGAAAAGTAATCAAACAATTCGATTGGATACCAAAAATATCTCCCGTAGAAGGAATTACACACATGGTCAGATATGAAGAAATGTTACAAAATGCTGTTAAAGTTAGGTGAATAAAATGGAAATACCGTATGAAGAAATAATGAAATATTACCACACTGGAAAACTACCTCCAGTGCAGACACTACCCGTATTCAGAAGAGAATACGATGATATAGAACAAGTTGTAGGTAAAGGATACAAAGTCTTAGACTTTGGATGTGGAAGAGGATTAGTTTACACCAAATTCTTGCAAGCACTTCCCTATGATATCGAATACGTTGGTATAGATATTGATCCAAGTTTGAAAGGCAAAGTACCTTTCCCACTCTATGAATCTCTAGAAGAATTTGAAGACACATATTCACCACGACACTTTGATGGACTATTTTTACTAGATGTCTTGGAACATTTATCTTTAAAAGAAGGTTACGATACACTGGCAAGATTAAACAAATATATCGATGGCGATATTGTATTAATGACACCCAACGCAAGTTGTTTAGATTACATATACAACGATCCACAACATGTAACAATATATCCTTCACATTGGATTTATGGATTACTTAAACATTTAGGTTTCGATAAAATAATAATGAAAAGAGGTAAAGGGCTACATGCACGAAGAGAACAATTAGCTAGGGAAAACCCTAATCAAGCAGAACAATACAAAGTTATGAATGAAAGTCAACGACAGATATGTGCTTCTATGGGACTAGATTGGTATGGAAATCTGCTAGCTATAGGTAAGCGTGATGAATAAGAAAATACTTGTCATGAGCACTTTTCAAGAGGGTGCTTATGGACACTTAATTGTCAAAGCCCTACGTGAAATGGGACATCGTGTATTAGGTATAGATCATAGAATGCTCCAAGCTGTCAATTTTGGAAAGCAACACAAAAGTGACCAAATGGTAAAATTCTATGTGAACGGGTTTGAACCAGATATATTGTTTACAATTAAAGGAAGAGGAATTAGTCCGAGAGTTATCAAAGATATTACCGCATTCAAGGTGAACTGGTGGCTAGATAATGCTAACAGGTTTGCTGAGTTTGAAGGTCTAATTGAACATTATGATAAATATTATCTTTGTGAGGACAGTCAAGGACACCCTTGGATGTCGGTAGGAATAGATCCAGATTGGCATAAACCAGTTTACAGTGATGATCCAAAATATAAAAGCGATATTGTCTTCGCAGGAACGGCACACGTACATAGAAGCCCTAGAATTCTTAAAATATTAGCAGGATTACCCTACGAAGTAGCTATCTGGGGTAATAGTTGGCCACCAAATACACCATATCTCCGAGGAGAGGCTAGATATCTCAATGAGGACTTTATGACAATCATGACAAATTCTAATTTTGTGTTGAACAATCACTATGTTCCCGGCATTACTCCTAATATGAGAACAATAGAAGGCCCTGCAAGCGGTACTGCATTGCTCTCAGACACAGGAGAAGGCATAGAGAAAACTTTAAATAAGGGAACTGAATATATTGCTTATGACACTCCCAAGGAAGCCAGATATTTGATCTATAAATATTTAGAAGAACCTGAAGAAAGAGAGAAAATAGCAAAGGCTGGACTTGATAGAGTCAATAAAGATCATCTATTAAAAGATAAGTTGGTTAAAATGTTATGTCTAAACCAGTAGTAATAACGAAAGAAATAATCCTTAGAAGTCAGCGAGGTATGATGAATGATTGTTATCTGTATTGCGTTGACTGTCCACAAGCAGAGGAACAAATTCAGATGCTAGGAGAGGAAGATAATAAAAAGAATAAAAAAGTTCCCATCACTAAAATAATTTTTTATCGTTGTGCAATGCCTCCGGGAAATTCTGTCACTTATAACAATAAGGAGAGAGGGAGAGGAAAGTTTGTTAAATTAACACCAGAACAAATCGAAGAACGAAATGAACTCCTTAAAAAACTTCCAACACTTGAAACGGATAAACTTCTAAATAAGATTGGTAAAAAATGAAAGTAACTTATACAGGCAAGATGGATATCGGTGGCTCCGGTATTGGAACAACTGCTTGGCATCAAGTTAAACCTTTACTTGACAATAACTTAATTGAACAAATATACACTACTAAGATGTCAAAACCAGTTAATGATGATAGATTAGTTACTTATATTCCCGAATTGAAATATAGCTATCCTATTGGTTATTTAGCTGGAGATATCTTCTTTGATGGTGTTACAGCATTAGGAATGGAAAACCCAGAGGTTATTCACACATGGGGAGCACAATGTTTGTATCAATTACAGACGCATCCCGACGCAGTTTCAATTGTAAATCTTTATAGTGCTCATCCATATATTCAAGATCAACTGTTAAAAAATTCACCATTATACCGTCCAAATCATCTACACATGAAAAAGTTTGCAGAAGAATTAGAACTTTGTGACCATATATTTATACCTTCTGATTTTATTTTATCCTCTCTTAAAGATGTAGGGTTACATAGAAAAGCTAAAATTGTACCATTCGGAGTTGACTTAGAAAAGTTCAATGTTCCTAAAAACAATGAAAAAGCTGAAGAATTTCAAGTAGTTTTTGTAGGATCAAACTGGAAAAGAAAAGGCTTAATGACTCTTTTACAAGCGTGGGACAATTTAAAATTTGAAAAAGCCAAGTTATATGTTTGTGGTGTTCCAGATAATCTAGGAGCATGGCTTAAAGAAAATACACCATTTGAATCTGACAACGTACACTTTGGATGGGTAGATGATTTAGTTGAACTTTACCAAAAATCACACGTATTTTGTTTACCTGCATACGAAGATGGCTGTCCTTTAGCTACATACGAAGCTATGGCTTGCGGAACTTTACCCATCATAACAAACACTACAGGAACTAGGCAACATGTCTATAATGGTAGAAATGGATTCGTTCTTAACGCTGGAAATGTAAAAGAACTAGGTGAATTATTATCTGGTCTGTATGATGATAGAAATGCTTGTGTTGATATAGGACTGAAAGCTAGACAACATATTGAAGCATTTCCTTGGGAAAGACATGAACAAGATTATCTGAATTGGATTAAAGGTTTACTTTAATCTGTATCTTGCTTTCATCAATCTTAAAGTGTCTATTTCATTCATCATTTTTGTAAATAACTCAGTCCAACTTTCCCCGAATTCTCCATATTCTTTCAATCTTTCCTTGATATGAATAGGTACAGATATAGAAGTATAGCCAACTTTGCGTTTTCTAGGCATAATATATAATTAAACCAATTACTCTAATTTAAATCTTTCGAAGGATTTATTAAGGAGAAAGCCTTACTTTTAATTAAATGTCAGTAGCAAAGAGAACATGGGAAGGGCACATACTTAAAGGAGCCGTAGAAATAGGCTTCGCAAACGGATCTATATCAATTGACAGAGGACTACAAATATTCACGCAGATTGGTGACTATGATATGACAGCCCGTAGAGAGGCTATCAGAGAAATCACAGGAACAATCGATCATGGATTTATTGACGTATCTCTGTTTGGTTCGGCAGCACTATCCACATTAGTTAATCCAGTATCTTTCGATATTGCAGCATCATTCTCAGACACAGCAATCGTGTTAAGCGGTTGTTCAGTTGAGAGTTGGGACTTGGACTTACCGCAAGACGGTTGGATTACAGAATCAGTCAACTTCAGAGCTAAGACAATTAAGAGTTATTAGGTGATATGAAATGGCAACAGTACAAGTTGGAAGAGACTTCACGGTTTATTACGCAGAAGGCGATGACATACATGGTCTAGTGGGACACGATTTCGCAAGTGGGACACAGATTGGGTTAGTCAATGTTTTATCATATACTCAGGAACACAACGTTGATGTTTATCACGGTGTAGGAAAGAGAGAAGGATGGGGTATTAAAGCGGGAGCATACGACGTTTCGGCACACTTAGAAGGACTCTGGATTGACTCTGGAGCATTGGGATTCTTTATGGATCAAAGTTTAGTTACTGGAGCATTGACTCCGTTCGCAATCGCTTTTAGCGGTACGGATAGAGGAATTGCATTCAGTGGGTGTAGATTAGGGACGTATGATGCTGAAATAAATTCAGACGGGTGGGCTACAAATACTGTAGACATACCTGCATTAGTAGTGGTTTAAAAATAAGGTGAGAATATGAGCATAGATGAAGGAAAAAAGCAAGCAGAAAAGCAAGCAAAAAAGCAAGCATCTGCTGAAAGAGTTCAGGCAGCAAAAGTAAAAATCCAGAAAAAGAAGAAAGTGGATAAAGCAAAAGGTATCAGAATTACCGCAAAACTTCTTAAAGGAAAATCTGTTACAGATGAAGTTCCTGTTAAGTTGATTACAGGTGAGGTTGGTCTTTTACCGATAAGAGCACTCGGAGAGGGTGAAATTATTGAAATATTCGCTGATGTCGGAATGGATAGGATTAATAACATGGGTTCTGGCGAATTAGATGCTAAAGACTATGACTTCTTTTGGAGTTTAGTTTCTGTATCTTCAGGAATCAAAAAAGCATTAATCAAACAATCATTTGCATTGGGCGAATCAGCAAAAGCAGGGCAAGCAGTTCTGGAACTGAGTGGGTTCGGAGCCGACGCAGAGACAGAAGTAGAGTCCTTTCCTAAAGAGTGATCAAGGGTTAGCTTATACCATCATGATACTTGAAGGTCATAAGCTATCAAACCATTCTATTGTGGATATGACCAGATACCAAAAAATAGCCTATCTTAGTGCTTACAAGATTAGGAATGAAGCAGAGAAAGAAGCCCAACGAAGAGCAAACAGGAAGATGAGATAAATGTCAACAAATAGAAAGAAAGTCCAAATTGATATTGGCGGAGACGCATCTGAGTACGCTGGAGTAGCTAAAGTAGTTAAAAACGCCAATGATACAATGGAGAAGTCTTTTACGAAATTAGCCACTGCAAACAAAGAATTTGCTACATTGACTACGTTTCCTCATCTTAAAAATTTCCCTAAAATTCTAAATGTAATGGACAAAATTAAAGAAGCAAGTAAAGTTAGGGATGTTGTCATGGGGCCAAATAAAACTGCACCAAACTTTCCAATAGTACCTTATGTTGATCCGAAAGCATTAGCTAAAATCGATCCCAATATACAACACCACTTGGCGACAGTAGGTAAGAAAATGTCAACATTTAAAGTGCTTCAGAATCATTTAATAAATGCTCAAAAAGGATATGGAAATTTAAAAACTAGAGTGCAAGGTGCACATGCAGGATTTTTAGGTTTTATTAATGGTATAAATAATGCAGGATTTGCAATGGGAAATACAACAAATCAAGCTGGACAATTAGATCAAGAACTGCAACAAAAACCTAAAGATACAAAGAAAGCAGGTATAGGTTTTGGAAATCTAGCAAAAATGCTTAAAGGTGCAGGTAGAACATTAGCATGGTTCGGGTTCCGTCTTACAATGATGGGAAGGATGATGACCAGATTTTTAACTGGAGTTTTAAGTAAAGCATTAGCAAACTTTGGAAATTGGGAAAAAATGATCCAAGACGTAGGATTTGCACTGGCTTGGATGTCAGCACAAGGAACATTAACTGATCGAACACAACAAGCATTTATCGATACAATATCAGAAGGCCCAAAAGCAGCGTATGATTTCCAAGCTGCAATGACGGACTTGAACAATGCTTTTGGAAAAATTGGAGGAGATATCGCAGGAATATTTGTACCAGCAATTCACAAACTTGCAAGCATATTAAGAATCATCTGGGATGAAGCAGGGCCTCAAGTTATAGCAGTTATGGAATCATTAGTTGGGCCTGAAGGGCCTCTCACCAAGCTGTTCGATTTGTTAGAAAAACATGGCGGAAATATGTTAATAGCATTCGCTGATGGGTTAACAATTGCAGCAAATGCTATGACATGGTTGTTTGGAGTATTAGAACCATATCTACCAGAGATAGCTAAATTCTTAGGTATATTAATTGGTTTGTCACCAATATTAGTTTTGGTAGGATTAGCACTATTCACAATGTCAGTACCTCTACAAGCGTTAGGAGTTATATTGGGGCCTGTAATTTCGCTTGTATCTACATTGTTTGGTGGGTTCTTAGGACTTATGGGTGGAATCCCTCTATTAATTGCGGCATTTGCATTGGCAGCACTTGGATTAGATGCATTTGGTGTTGATGTAGATGACATATTAGATAAAATAGAAGAATACTTTGTGATTGCAGCAGATTATATTTGGGGTGTCCTTTCAGGAATTGATTGGGCAGGAGCATTTGAAACATTAAAAACTTTTACAAGTAAAATATTATTAAGAATGGCAGAATGGATAGGTAGTGCTTATGAATGGGCATTTAACACGTTTGGAAAAATAGATTGGGAACAAGTATTCTATGATCTATCGGTATTTGCAATGAACTTACTTACATGGATATTTGATTTAATTGGAGATATTGGTAGAACATTTAAAGGACATTTCGATAAAGTCTATTGGCCATCAGTTTTTGAATCACTTGTAAATTTCATCTTAGGTATAGGAACTCTTATAGCAAATACAATTGGAACTGCTGTAGTATTGGTTGCACAAAATTTACCAACATGGTTAAAAGATTGGACGGCAGCGTTTGATAAAGTTTGGTCAGGTATGAAAGATGGTATAAGTAGAGCAGTTTTCAAAGCAATACAAGGATTATTAAATAAATTGCCGACTTGGTTAAAGAAATTATTAGGCATAGACGGAGCAAAAATTGATTACTCAAGTGGAGGAGCTAGAACAGGAAACGAATCATTACCTACACATATAGCAACAGAAGACGAATTAAATGAAATGTCAGAGATGGAAAGAGCAATATTAGCACAAAATAAAGCATTAGCAGAAGAAGCAGCAGCAAAAATACAATTAGGTGTGATTAATAATACTCTTGCAGACTCACTTGGAAATTTCTCAGATGAAGAATTAATAGCAACACAAAGAGCAAACGATATGATGCTAACAACAGCCGAAATTGCAGATCAATTACAACTAGCACGAAAAGCAATGGAAGATGCAACTAATGCAACCGATGATATGTCAGATTCTCAATCAAATTTCCAAAAAACCACAGATGAAATATATATGCGTAGCATAGGCGATGACATATTTAGAAACATGTCACTGGCGACAAAGGGATATGATATGGCGAGAAATTCATTATTAGGATTTACATCAGCACAGACAAGTATGGGAATCATTGGTGGAATTGGACAACCTACACCTATAACACAAACTAATGCTTTCGATATAGTATTTAGAGAATTCACATTAACATCAAACGCTGACATAGACTACTTAGTAGACGAAGTTAGCAGAGCAATAGCAGAAAAAGTAGAGAGTGTATCACGATGAGTTGGACATTTGGTAGAGTAACGTTTCCGAAGCCACCTAATAAAGTGGCATTTAAATCAAAACTTACATCACAAAAGATTCCTAGATTCTTAGAGGCTCCTATGTTACTACACATGGGCCCAGATAATAAACAAATATCTATGGAAGGAGAATTCTTTGATAATATTAGTCCGTTATCAACAATTTACAGTACATATATAGAACCAATAGAAAGATATGCAAGCACACGTATGGTTATAGATTTACCACTGTTGGGAGATGCCTTTGGTTCAGGTGTAACAGCACAAACTTCTACATGGCACGAAGAAAACACTAGCATGTTTAAAATGACAGGTAACGATCAAGTACAATATGAAAAATCTGTCAGGGTAAGATTTGATGGAGGTGGATTAATATATCGAGACTTCGATACAAATCAAGATTTTAAACATCATAACTTTGTAAGTATTTGGCACAAAGGAGACAACGATAGATCATTCCAAGTCACCTTTTATAACGAAGTAGAATCAGGTAAAACTAACGGATATAGATTTTACTTTACAACAGATCAAACTTGGGAACAAGCCTTTATAGCAATCTCAACAGCAGATTACACATCATCTATCGTAAATACAGTTGGATCTCCTACAGGTTGGGACAAAATTAGAAGCATAGTTATTGAACCATCAACATCATCAGGTACAGCTAACGATTATTGGTTTGATGCAATGTATGTTGGACAGGGTTGGAAATTAAACGCTCCCGGATCAAGATACGATGGAATCTATACAATCATGGATTGGACAATTGAAGAGGAAGGCGGAAACACTAGAAGCCTATCATGGAAACTAACATTAGCTGATAAAACTCAGAGCTTTGGTGATATATAATGACGTATGCGGTTTATTTAAATGGAGCTTATCTTCCTGCAACAGTAAAAGAAATTAGGCAAGAATTAAATGGTATTGAATATGCAATTATATCTTTAGAAAATAATGAATCTAATAGAAGCCTAGTAGATGTTGATGTATCAGTAGAAATTAAATTTTTCAATACTTCAATTTTTGAAGGGACATTACAGAAAGTTAAATATTTAGATAGCACTTTAGAATGTACCATTTTTGACACAGTATATGATAAGTTAAGTAAAAAATATATTAACGGAGATTATGATTATGCTACAGCTACAGGAAACTCAATCTTGACAGCTATTGCAACAGCCGGAGGAGTATCTTCAGGAGGAGCTACTGCTGATCCAGTTTCAGTAAGATATAATAGAACAATTTGTATGGATGCAGTTAAATTCTTAGCACAATCTTTAAATCTTGACTATTATCCTGAAACTGGAACACATATTACTATCGGTACAAGAGGATCTCCAAAAGGAGTTATACCTGTTAGAACAGTTTCACGTAGAGCAGTTGATAGACACGCAAAAAGAGATAAAGTAGAAATTCGTGGATATGACCTAGATGGAAACGACATATTAGGAGAAGCTGGTGCAGGAACAGATGTCGCAGTATTCACAGAGAAAAGAATTGCAGACGAAGATTCACTTTAAACAAAGAATCAAGTGGAGTAAAATTAGCTATAGATATGGCATACGCTTATAGACTATATCCCGGAGACGAAATTACCCTTTCAGAAATAGGTTTAACTTTACAGGGAGATTTCCGAATTTGGAGAATTACTAAGAAAGCTACAATAGCAGATGTTGAAGTAGATGTGTCCGAAGCACTATTAGAAAAAATATTAAACGGTCAAAGAGACTTAGAAGATCAAGGAATTTATTCAGTACCTTCAGGTGGTTTAGATAATCCATCGGGAGCACCGGGAACACCTGCAACACCTACAACATCAAATGTTAAAGAAGGAATTAGAGTTAGATGGACTGAAAGTAGTGAAGGAGACTTGGATTATTATGAACTCTGGAAACATACAGGAAGTTATATCAACTCAGGTTCAAAACTTGCTGAAGTTAGAACAACATACTTTACAGATGTAGAGTTACCTTCGTATGAAGATTTCGTATGAAGATTATTATTATTATGCAATTAAAGCAGTGGACAGAGTTGGAAATATTTCAGGATTCAGTAGTGTCGCAAGCGGATTCCAAAGATTTATAGCTAGTGGTGATATTGGAGAAGATGCAATTACAGCATTACAACTTGCAGATTTAGCTGTAGATAACAATCACATCGCTGTCAATGCTATCAGAGGAAATGTCATTAGTGCGGCAGCCATCACTAGAGAGAAACTGTTAGATGGTGTTGTAACTTCAGGAGTTATAGCTCCTAGCTCAATCATTGCAAACAATATCAAAGCAGGAGCAATCGAAACTGAGAAAATTGCAGCAAGTGCGATAGTTGCAGCTAAAATTGAAGCTGGTGCAATCACAACAAACAAAATTGGTGCAGATCAAGTTATAGGTACACATATATTAGCAGGAGAAATTACAGCCGCACACATAGAAGCAGGTGCAATTACTACTACACACCTTTCAGCTTCAGCAGTTACAGCAGGAAAGATTTCAGCAGACGCTATCTTTTTAGGATTGAGTGTTGAAGATATAGAATTACACTTACCTTTCGAAGACGATCAAGGAGAAGATTATGCACATGACTATAGCGGAACAGCAATTTCTGGAGCATTTGATGGTTCAGGAGCTTCTGCTCCCGCAGTTTGGACGACTAGCGGTAAGTTTGGTTCAGGTGCAGACTTTACACCACACTCAGGTTCAAAGATAAATCTAAGTTCAACAATTACATTAACAGGAGCGTGGACAGTATCAGGATGGTTCAATATCGTAGGATATGGAGGAACTCCGGGAATTTGTGGACACGCAACTGCTTACGCAAACGGTAGAATAGCTTTTGCAACAGATGCACAAGGAATTCAAATTTATACAGTTGGAGACACACAATTGTGTGGTATTAATACTACGTTTCCAACAGCTACATGGTTCCATCTAGTAATTACAAGAGATGGATCAAACAATATCAAAATTTACATGGACGGTGAAGATGTTACAGGAGCATCACAAACCGCTACTGGAAATATTCTAGTCCAGAGAATAGGAGACAATCCTTATGACTCAGGATGGACGAATTTAAATGGTTATCTAGACGAATTTAAATTATGGAATAGACAGGTATCAGGAGATGATATCAAGTCACTTTATCGATTAGGTGCTGTCCCGAACACCTATACTAGAATTACACAAGGGATGATAGAAGCAGATGCTATCAAAGGTCGGCACATCGATGCTGACGTAATCACAGCAAACCACATCTTTGCAGGAACAATCACTAAGACCGAAACAGATGGTACAATCGCCTTGACAGACGGTACAAGATCGATTACTATCTACCCGACGGGTTCGCTTCCTGCGGCTGCTGGATGGGCGGGAAAACACGTATATCTGACATCAGATGATATCGTGTACTTTAGTGACGGAGTAAATTGGGTGCCAACCGACGTGTCAAAAGCATGGGACGATGCCTATACATCAGACAGGAAACTAACGCATGTGCCTTTGTCTGATTCATGGTGGGGAATGGGAACTGACGGAGATTTACAAACATCAGGAGATGTATTGTTAACAACTCCCGTCAAAATGTACGAAAATCTTACTGTAGATGCAGGAGATAAATTATATACAGAATTAGGATCATTGATAATATATGTTCATGCATCATGTGTTATTAATGGAACTATCGAAGTAGGATACTCTGCACCGGGAGGATCAGGAGCAATGTATGCTAATGGAGGAGGAAGAGGCGGAGACGCTGGAGGAGTCTTGATGATATTCGCAAAGAATCTACACGGTAGTGGTAGCATTATCGCAGATGGAAGCGGTGGAAATTTAGGTAAAAGCGGTTATGAAGGCATTTCCGGCATAGATGGTGAAACTGGAGAAGATGGATGGGTTGGACAATTTGAAGGAAACTCATTTGACGCACCAACTGGAGGAACAGGAGCAGAATATAACCAATCTGAAGGTAATGGTTTAGGTGGCTTAGGTTCTCCACCAGCATGGGAATTATCTACGTTCGCAGTACAATATGCTTATAATGCAGGCTTAACTGGAATGCCAATTCTCTATGGACATGGATCAACTGGAGGTGGAGGAGGCGGAGGAGGTTTGGGTACTGCATCTTCTTGGATTCCGGGTGGTGGAGGTGGAGGCGGTGGCGGACTCTGGGGAGCAGGAGGAGACGGAGGAGACGGTGAACAATATACTGGTGGTGCTCCGGGCGATAACGGAGGAGGAGGAGCAGGAGGCGGTGGTGCAGGAGGCATTATCGTAACTGTCACTACAAACTTAGGAAATGCATTAGACGCATACGTTAGAGGCGGAGCGGGAGGAGTAGGTGGAGTAGGAAACGATCCACAATATTCCGGAGATGGAGGTGGTGGAGGTGGTGGAGGTGGTGGAATGATCATCAATATTGCTGACAGCGATAATCTTGGTGGCAGTGCATCAGGAGGAGCAGGTGGATATTCCGACAGTGGTAGTAATGGTTCTGCTGGAGAAGCCGGAAATGAATTTTTCTTCCGAATAGACGATTTCTTGGTGGCACAATCATGAGAGCAACAACAATAACTAAAGATGGAAAACGATACGTTAAAGTGAAATCATCACTTGAAGGTAAAGAAATCCTCATTGAAATAGGTAAAAACGAAAGAATATCTATGTCAGACTTAAAAATATACGCTTTTATAACAAAAGCAGTTGAAGAACTAACACACGACAACTTTAAAAAATTAGACAAAGAAGTGAAAGATAAAACTAAATTAAACAAAGACCTTTCAGACGAAATATTAGCAGACCTCGCACTAATCAAAACACACCTCGGAATTTAAACGTACAATATTTACTCTTTTTTAAACTAAAAATAGAAACATTTAATAAGTAAATCACTTATACATTATTTGTCAAGTAAATTGGGCATCACATTAAAATTTAAACCTATCGTTGATGCTATACTAGAACATCTAAAAACAAAGGAACCAAACGATATACTCTTTGTTGTCGGTGGGAAAACGTATAAAGTCAAAGAAGTCAGAAATCACATGGTTAATCAGGATAAAGTAGCTGTAAAACTTTTAACTTTTGCATTGAAAGCAAACGGATGCCAATGTCAAGAGGAAAGAGGAATACTTTTATCACCACAAACAATTACAGATGAACAAATCAATAAAACAGTCCAAATGTTTAAGGTGAATTGATCATGACTAAGAAACTGCTAAACGTATCACCCAAATTCGACAAGCCAACAGAAGTGTGCACACTCTGGAATGAGAAATTTTTAGAAAGATGTAAAACACATAATCCTCCAATAATAACGTCACTCTTAGGAGAAGATGCAACTCCAGTAATGTTCATGGGAAATTTAGAAGAAAGTGATATAATTGTTTTCTTCGATCATGGCATTGAATCTGCTTTAATAGGGCATAATAAATCAAAGTTAATTACAATAAAAGATGCAGATAAATTGAAAGGCAAAAAAGTATTTGCTATGGCATGTTTATCTGCGAAAGAGTTGGGAGTAGAGGCTTATCACAAAGGAGCAAAAGAATATTGGGGATCTCTGGAATCATTAGGCTTTACAATGGAAGATCACGAATTGTTTGGTGAAGTATTTGTTGAAGGTGCATATCAGAGATTTTGTGAAGATAGACCAATCGAAGAAGTTTATCAAAATATGATCAACCACTTTGAAGAGCAAAAAAGCAAGACGGATAACCCTTGGACTAAGATGTGGCTACAATCAAATGCAGAAATGTGGGTTGTATGGTATCAAGACAACATACCTTTACCTATTCCAGAAAAAGGTTTATGGGAAAAGTTTATATCTTGGTTAAAGAAAATCTTCGGATTAGATGTTAAAATCGATCCGGGAATGTCTCTAGTTTAGCGTTTTCTTAATATCCTTTTTTATTTTTTTACCTACAGATTTAGACTTACTTATATTGTTAAAGAAATGTAACAGTGTCTTATGTTCTCGCATAATCTTTCTAGATGTCTTGGGCCCAACTCCGGGAAATCCCTGTAAGATGTATAGTCTCTTTTGAGACGGACTCATAGAATTAGGTGGACTTGAACGTAAAGCAAAAACTTTTTTAGGTTTCTTTTTTTGTTTAACTAAATATATTAAATATTCAATAGTTTCATCTATGTTTTTAGTATATTCAACACAACAATCCCATTTTCTAATAGCTCTCAAAGCACCCCATATTCTATTTTTTGTGAATCCTTTCTTTCTGAATGAAGTTAATCTTCGATTATATGGGCTACCCTCGATAAGAACCCATCTATCTTTAATTCCAGTTTCTTTCATTCGTTTAAGTTGATCCCAAATTCTACCATTTTCCCATTGACCGGGAGCTATCTTTTTACCTTCGACAGAACCTAAGAAATCTGAAGCAGTTTTACGTTCAATTAAAACCGAATCATCTTGCGTTCTTCCAAATATTAAAAAGTCTCCTGTGGGTAATTTTTCTAGTTTAGGTGATATTCCAGCTTCAATAAGTCTTGAAATAAAATAAGAGGATTTAGGTTCATCTGTAGTTATTTGTATATCTACCAATTCATGCACCAGACGTATTGTAATAACATTTAAATGTTAATTGCTTGGTGTAAACTTCTTGAGGCAACATTTCATCCTCGATGACATCATATTCTCCGACAATGCTATTAAAGTTGACACCAGAACGTAACAGGCTTGATCGATTAGCGTGATTAAAGAATCCACCTTTTAATTCGCCAGCAAGTTTTGATCTTTGTGCAATTCCAGATGCCATAATATCTACTTGCATAGACAGTAATTCCCATCTAGCGTTAGCAGTATCTTGTCCTTCTGTCATTCCTCCAACGTGATGTATAGCAACTTGTGGTAGGTCGTGATCTCGCCATCTCTGGCTGTCCCAACCGTATGCTATCCAATCAGATTTGTTTGGTCTAAAACTAATAGGGTTGCCATCAATATCTACTTGTTCAATATCTACTAGACTTTGTTGACATGCGTTTACAAATGCATCAATTGCATACTGTTCTGTTGGCATTATACTATATAAAAAGAAATAACTAAAATATAAGTGTTTCTATTAACTTTCTTTAAGTGCTTTTGTCACAGCATTATCAACCCTATCAAATAACAATTCTTTTTGATCTTCATGTCCTTGATAGAACCATGAATACCTTGGATCTTTTTCAAGCACTTCTGCATAATCTTCTAATACTATTTTTCCCTCTTGAGGATCTAAATATGGGTTTGCTACAATTGTCCATCCATAACCAAAACGTTTATTATCAGCAGTTCTATTTTGATAGACTTTGTGACTTGCTCTAAGAGTTCCTGTTACATTACGCCATTTATGGTTTGCTTGTTGATAAGGTTTTAAATCATCTTCCAAATAAAGATGTATAGCTCTGTTTACATTTTTTACTACATTTTTAAGTGTCTCATCTATATATTTACTCAAATCTGTTAAATCACTTGGATGATAACTAAATTTTACAGTACCGCCCGGAACACCTTTAATTTTAACCATAGTTACCACTCTTGCGTTAATTAAAAATAAAAAAAAGAAAATATGTGAAAAGATTTAGTAACCAGTTGCGAAAATGATGGCACTTGGAGCGATAGTTGCTTCTCGGTATCTGAATAGCCGACCAGCGTTTTCAGTATCAAGCATTAAGAAGTTGTTCTCACTCATCATAGGTGTAACGATAACGTCTAATCCCATAATGCTTCCGACTTCGTATTTCTTGATATCTCCGCCTTTCTCTTTGTGGATGAATTCGTCCATTGCTGCGAGGTGTGCATAGTCAAGAGGGTTTACAACCAGTAGGTCATAACCGTAATTCTTAACTGATAGCTTTCCTATACAGTTTGCGATGTCTCCGATTTCGTCAGCGTTGGCTCCTCCCCATCGTCCTGAGACAGTAAATGTCTGGACTCCAGTTGAATTCCATGCTTCTCGAAGTACGTCAATTGAAACTTTGAGAGCTAATTGCTGTCCTGCCTTTCGAGCAGCCCTTGCAACCATATCCCATCTTTCATCCGTGATCATTTCGTGCGTAATTTGAGTTCTGTATCCAATTTTCTTGTAGATTTCTGTAACTTCGGTATAGTCTGGTTGGTAAATTGGTACTTCAGCACCTTCTGCAACTTCTAGTGCATCTGGCCATGTTCCCTCTTTAACAATTTTGATTGAGTCACCCTCGTTTCGTATATCTATTGGATAAATTCTTCTGCTTACGTCTGCGTCAGCCATAAATTCGATGATTTGTTCGTAAACAACGTCATCGATAAGCATTCCAAGACTTGTGTTATATGACATATCTTATCACCACAGAAGTTTTACCTTCCCTCTAGTACCTGTTGTAATTGATTCAAGTGCGATTGCAGAGTCGTATCTACTTTCGTTAAGTTGGCTATGTGCTCTTGCACGTAAGGCTCCATCTCCTGCTCCGGGCCCCAAAAGGACTCCAGCAGTAATAGATGCACCAGTAACGAGAGCATTAGCGATTCCTTGCATCATGATTGAAATTTGTTTTCCAGCAGATGCCGGAATAAGTGAAATTCCAATTGTGTGTTGACTTACAGCAGTAGTTCCTCTAACCTTACCACCAGTTAGGTAGCAAAGGACTCCTGATGTAGTATTAACGGATGCTTCGAAAGACCATGTTTGTGCTAGTCCAAATTCGTATTGTTGATCTCCCATATCAATCCACCTTTGGTAAGGATCTTAGTCCTTTCTTATCGCCTGATTTTCGTGTTTTAAAGATTAGTTCTCTAATGTCTTCCTTTAGGTCTTCGGCTAGGCTAGGGTCTTTTGCGACTTCGCCTTTGCCTTTAGCTTTAACAGGAATGTCTTTCAAAAGTTCAAGATCGTTTCTAACTAAGTCAATAGTTACTTCTGAATAATCTCTTTCGGGTAGTTCTAAACTTTCCCTTAGATCAGATGCTTCTTTGACGAGTCCCTTTCTTTCTTTTTCAAGTCTCTTAGTTGCTTCATCTTTATATTTCTTGATAATGTCATTTGCTGTGTCAATATTGCTTTGTAGTTCTGTAACTTTTGTTTCTAGTTTAGTCTTTTCACTTTCTAGTGCGTCTTTATCAGACTTTGCATCTTTAAGTGTGTTTTCTAAATTAGTTACGCTTGATTGCAGATCAGCTATTTTTTGTGTATAATCTTCGTCAGTCATTGATTCTCTGATTGTATTAAGTATAAAGTCCTTATTAAATCCTTTTATTTTTTCTGACAGTTTCTTCTCAATTGAGGCTATTTGTGTCTCTAAAACAGTTAGTTTGTCTTCTTTAGCTTGTTCTATTACACCTTCTGCTATATATGCAGGGTTTGTTGCTGGTAGCAGACCTGTTGCTAATATTGCATCGGCAGTTATTACAGCCTTTTTCTTCTTTTCAATATCATCAAAGAGTTTCTGAGTATCTTCTGAGAAGTTTAAACCTGCACCAATAGTTGCACCTTCGATTGCCGGGAATAATACGATTGATTGTTCTCTTGCTTCCATGTTTTTACCAACGATGGCAGCGTAAACTTTTCCACCCATATCATCTAAGTAATCTTTTGCGATGTCATGTAATCCCTCATCAGGATATTGATCACCGATAAAGTGTCTACATTCTACATTTCCATATTCTCTACCACAAATACTGCAATAAAGTTCGTTTACGTATAAACCTACGGATGATGCTGTGACTAATTTCTTTCTGATTTTGTGAGCCATGTCTTCATCTTCAATTCTTCCTTTGTATAAGACAGTGTTACCACTGACAGTACCTTCTACGATTCTGCCAACAAGTTTATCAACACTTTTACTGGAAAACATTGAAGTGTATCCATGATCTTTTAATATGTATGCTCCGTGATTGTCAATCCCTTTTGATAGAGATTCAGCAATATTATGAAGTTCAGTTTTTGGAATAATGAACATTTTGTTTTCAATGAATCCTGCTCTACAGGACATGCCAGTGACCATTAAAGGTAATTTGTCGTCATCTTCCTCTCCAAAATTAATAGGAGAGCTATATGTAAGATTTAGTTCCATACTAATTATTTATACCTTTACTTATTAATAAATCCTTCGAAATAAATTATAAAAAAGGGAAATTAAGCGGAAATTTCTGCGTTTTCCAACTTGTTTTTCAGCAATTTAAATGCAGCGAATTTGTCAATCTTCGTTAATTGTTCAATACCAGCTAGCCAATCACTATAGCTCATTTTTGGAGCATTAGGTTGTGGCTTTTTAATTTTTGGGTCATTTGATGGTTTCTTTGTAGGAGGTCTATCTGTATCTTTTGTAGGTGGTTTTGTAGGTTTCTTATCTGGATCATCTGATGTTGGATGCGATTCTTTAGGAGCCAATAAAGGAGCCTCTGCAACTGGTGCAAGGTCGTCTCTCCATGCGTCTCCTCGAAGTAATCCGTATCCCATAGATTCTAAGATTCTACGTGCTTCTTCTAATCCAACAACACCAGTAGTAACTAACTGTGTTAGTTCTAATATTGATAAAACTGCTACTGTTAAAGGATTCCAAGTCAATTGTGCGGGTAGTTTATCTGTTCTTTTCTTTAGTTTGTTTTTTAATTCAAACTCTTTCTTGAATATTTGTCTACTTACCTGTTCTATAACTGTTTTTTGTAATGTTCTAACTGTTGAGTTGAATATGTCTCTGATTTCTTTAAGTGTATTAGCGTCAACTTCTTCTAGTGCAGTGTACATGCTAGGCACACCAAGGCTGACAATTAACTGTCGAGTCTTTTCCTTATATTGTGCTACAAGTGCATCTGGTACTTCAGGAGCATGGAATTCAAATTCTAAGTTGTGTCGAGTTGCTAACCAATCACCGGGATCTAGTTTCTGAACCTCATCACCTACCTTTTCTACGGCTGCTTCGCTGGCTGGATAAACATCGTTACCAACTTTAACAATCCTGAAAGGATAAGATACGAATTTCGTAACTGCCCCAAGGTCTGCACCTTGATCTTTCCACGCTTTAGATTCGTTATAAGCTCTTTCTAATAGTCCGACAGGGTATAATTCTGAGTGCTTTTTAGAAGCTGTGATAAAGAATACATCATCTAATGTCTTTCCTGACCATTTTGCTAGTACACTACCAGATCGTACCTGTGTAAATTCTGTAATTTTGCCTTTGGGTTTTCTTTCTATAGCGATTTCGTATGGTGCTAAAAAGGTTAATCCGACAATTTTATCGCCTTCAATAATCTTTTCTCCCCAACAGAATCCGTAAATAAGAATCGAACGGAAAATTTTCACAAACATTTCGTGATAGTTTACCCTCGCATCTA